CCGTCTCCAACGACCCGACGACACCGCTCAAACCCTGGAACGCCTTCTCCAAGCTCGGGTTCAGCGAAATCGACTTCAACGCTTCGCCGGCCCCGTTGACCGCTGTCGTCAACACGTTCATCGCGCCACTGCTACCGGCTAGCCGCAGGAACCCCTCAGTCCCCGCGAGCAGGCCCGGCTGCATAGCCAGGATCCCCTGATTGACGTTCCCGATCGCCGTACTGAGCAGCCCCAACCCGGCGCCCCGGGTGATGAAGTCGCCCAGACTGGTGGCCACAGTGGAAAGAGACGTCGCGGTCGCCGACAGACCCACCGCGAGCTTCGGGAACAACTCATTCCCGATCGTCTTCAAAACCGGGGTGAGACCCTTCTCGAACGTATCCGAGATGGTCTTCTTCAACGACTTGAACTGAGGCTCGATCGACTTGGCGGCCTTCTTGATCCCGTCCATCCCCAGCGTCACCGCCGCCATCGGGACAGCGATCAAACCGATAGCCGCCGGCACCGCCGCGATGGCAGTGGACGCAGCGCCGAACGCCACCGTGATACCCGCGCCGGCCTCCGCGACGGCCGTGCCGAGAGCCGCCACCTTCTCCAAGGCGAGACCGGCTTTCACGACACCGCCGACGGCGCCCGACGCCTCACTGATGGCGTCCGATGCGGAGCCGGCCGACGACTCGACGAGACCGAACGCCGACGACCCAAGGCTGCCGACCTTGGAAAACGCCGAGCCCAGACCACTGGTGACGTCCGAGGCGATACCAGCCAGCATCGCCTTAAACGGGTCCCGGTCGACATCGACCACAGCCTTGATGTGAATCTTCCGGGAGGCCAGTGCGCGGCCAAGCGCATCCTGGTCGATGTTGACCTGGGCCTCGATCTTGACCTTCTTGTCGCGCAGCTCGGCCAGCTTCACCTGTGCGGCGGCGACCGACGCGTTCAACCGGGCGATGTCGGCTTTGATCTGAATCGTGGTCTTCTCGCCCGACAGCTCCTTGAGCTTCGCCGCGCTGACCGCGATCTTCGCTTCGAGGTCGGCGATGTCAGCCTTGATCTTGACAGCGTTCAGACTGCTCAGCTCGGCCCGCAGCTTGGCCTGGTCGATGTCGACCTCAGCCGGGATTGTGACCTTCTTGCCCGCGAGGGTTTTACCGATCTTGTCGGTGTCAAGGTCCACCTGGGCGGGAACCCTGATGTTCTCGGAACGCAGCTTCTCCATCGCGGCGTCGAACTTGCTTCGGTCCAGATCAAGGGTGACCTTGACCGTGATGTCCTTGATGCTGCCGAGCTCAGCCTCGAGCCTCTTCTTGAAGCCGGTCGTGTCCGGGACGACTCGGTCTTCGAACCGATACGCTTCCAACGTTCTTCTGGCCGGGCATCGGTTCTTAGATCACCTACTTTCTTGACCTAGGAATCGCCTCTGGCGTAACGGACTAGCCCTGCTGGACGATGACCGGATCACAAACCCGCGAGAGGACCAGTCATGGCGTGGCTACGCACGCGCGAAATCAAGCCCGGCATCTACGAGACCCAGAGCGCCGGAGTCCACGGAGTCAGACAACTCGGCATGCTCCTCGGCATGCTCCTCGGCGGGTACGTCGCGGTGAAGGTGGTCGTAGGGCTGTTCAACAGCGGCGTGTACGGCCTCCTAGCGGCCCTGATTCTCGGCATCCCACTGTCGGGCATCGCCTACTGGCACTACAGCTACTACAAGACCCATCCCCGAGAGCCGCGTCAGCCCGGACCCTGGGACTAGCCAGCGACCCTCCGGGCACTGGGCAGATCCGCGATCCGCACCACCCGGCCAGGAGCCCGACGCTCCTTCGGCGGCTGCACCGGCAGCTTCTTCGTCGGCTTCCCGCCGCGCTGCCTGTTCGCCGCGAACGTCATGTTGAAAATCCCGGCCAGTAGATGGTTCTGCAACGTCCACTGCCGGTAACGCGCGCCACCGCGCACCGACGCGGCGAAAGCGGAACCATCGGGAAGTTGCCCGACAAGCATGAGCACATACCGGGGTGTCAGGCCCGACCCCGGCCGCCACAGGTCGCGGATGTCGACCCCGACAGCTCGCAGGTCGTAGGCCAACGCCTCGCCGTGCTCGTCGATCAGCTTGACGAGCTGGAGGCTTCCCCCGGCTGCGCCTCACCCTGATACACGTTGAACGTCTCGATCAGCTTCTCCTGGTCGAGCCGGCCCGGCCACGCCTTCCATGCGTCCTTGTCGGCCGCCGCGCTACCCAGGTAGCGGCCGATCGCGCCCAACAGCTTGTAGAACGCCGACGCCTTCTCGGCGTTCAACGTCTGCCCCTTCTTCAACTTACCGGACTGCTTCTCCAGCTCCACGATCTCGCCGAGAATCAGAGCGGCCTGGGCCCGATCCTCCCACTCCATCCGGTGCGGGGGCCGCAGCTCGGGGCAGCCGTCCGGGTAGACGAGTTTCCCGTCGGCCAGCTTCGCGTCCGCCGCCAACTGATCAGTCAGGGACGCCTTCGCCCCGTCAGCGGTCCCCGGGGGGACCTGGAACGTCTCGATGCTCATCACGCGGGTTCTCCGTCATCTTCGGGCGCGGGTTGTAAGGTGGTCGACCGGCCGGTGAACCCGCGTGGAACCCCGGCCGGCCTACCTCTCTTACGGGCCGCCAGGCGTGGTGGTGGTGACCGCCACGGCCGGGGACGTGCCACCGGTGAACGAACCGGTCGCGGTCATCTGCGCCACGTCGGCGTCCTCCAGGCTGCCCTGGAACGTGACCACGTACGGGGTGGCCGGCCCGGGACCACCGGTGACGACGACGTCGTTGTTGCCGATGTTCGACAGGGCCCGCAAAGCCGTCTGCACAGCCGTGGCGGTCGCGTTCCACGCGATGGCACTGGTCGTCTGCCCGGAGTAGGTCAACGTGAAACTACCGCCGGTCGGGGTACCGGTGATCGTGACCGTCTGAACCTCGTTCGTCAACGCGCCCACGTCGGCGCCATAGAACTCCATCAGGTTGGACCCGGTCACACCCAGGACGGTCGCCCGGATCGGCCACTCCATGAACTCCTGCGTGTCCAACTGGACATCGTCGTCGGAGGCGATCGACACCTTCGGCACGTAGAACGGGAACTCGTTCGCCCCGTCCACAATCCTCACGAACAACGCGGCATCCTGCGACACCGCGTTGATCGGCACCCCGAACACCCCGGCCACCGAAATGTCCCCACCTCCGAAGTAGAGGCGGAACGTGTCGTTCGACCACTGCAACAGCACCAGGGTGACGGCGAAGAACACCGGGTCACGCTGGTTTCTCAGCGCGGGGTTCTGCCAGGTGCCCTTGATGTTCGAGTCCCCGCCGTCGCGGGCGATGGTGAGGCCGTTGCCCTCACTGGTGTGCCCGAGCGAACTCCACGGCGACTCAGGGTCGGTCAGGGTGACAGGCTTCGGGGTGCCGACCGGCGCCAGATAGGCGTATCCGGTCCCGGGGATTACGGTGGCGGAATCGAGCATCGGCATTTCGGGGTCCTCCTGAATCAGGCCCCGAAATGGGGCTCAGGGCATGCGGAACGCCCGGACGCCAGAGGCGGACGGGTCTGGGGTAGAGCGGCTAGCGCGGGTTGCGGATCAGCAGGTCGTAGACAGCGATGTACCTGCCCGCCTCCGGGAACCCGATGTCGGTCTCACGCCGGAAACCGGAAACCTCCACCCAGCCGGCGATGTGCCCGTACGGGGTCACCATCTGGCCCTTCCAGGCCGCGTACAGGACCGTGGCCACCTGCCGGGACAGCGTGTAGGCGGTAGCGTCGTCGACCGCCCACACCTGATACGTCATCGAAAACCTGGACAGGTATTCGGGCCGGGTCGAGCTGCCCCCGGCGTGGTGGATGCACACCGCCGGGATCAGCGTGCGCAACTGGTCCGGGATCTGGGAGTAGACGTTCACCCCGCCCAGACCGGCCCGCAGCAGGTGCAACTGCACGGCGATCCCGTCCACGAACGGCACGGCCGTCGTGTCCGGGATCAGGGTGGCCATGGTGCGGCCTGGAGTCCCACGCCGACCTCGTCGGCGCGGTGAACGTACTCAGGGCCGGGCTGGTCCTGCATGCCGCGCAAGCGGCATGAGAAGCCGGTGCCTTCAGGCATCGGAGGAGTCACCAGAACGCGCCGGTGATGGCGTGGATGCCTTCCACGCCGCGGCCCTGCTTGGTCGTGTGGCCGAATTCGATGGCCGCGGCCGCGCCACCAGGGTCAACCAGGTTGACGAAAGAATCCGTCACACCGTGGGTGACCGTGATGTGCGCGGCCCCGGTGCGGTGGTGACCGGACAGAATCGCCTCAGCCCTCCTCGCACCGCCCCGAGCTTCGGACGCCACCGCCTCAACAACGCCAGGAAGATGGGCAACCACCGAGTCGCAGTCGGCGTTGATCCGCACCGACGCCATCAGCGTTCCTCCCGCAGATAGACGGTGACGTGGCCGGTGCCCGGCGAGAAGTCCCGGCCCAGCGGTGCGCCGGTCGGTACGAACCGTCGGCCCTGCCACGTCACCGCCGACCACGGACCGGCCGGCACAGAGCGACCGATCAGGCGATAGTCGACGTCAAGCCGCTGACCCTCATCCAGGTCCCGCAAGGCCCGCTGCGAGGTGACCGGCTGCATGAACACCCCGGCCACCGTCACCGGGCCGGTGGCCTTCGGCTGGCTCACCGGGTTACCCCGGCCGTCCACCACCGTCTCCTCGGGGAAGACCTGGACGGTGTCCGGGCCGTTGTCGAGCAGGCTCACAGACACCACCTCAGCAGTCGTAGGTGTCGACCGGGAACATCTCGAACCCGAAGCTGTCTTCCATCCACGCCGTATTGCTGGCGTGCAGGTCGCCCCGGGTGGTCGCCTGGATCCACAGACCGGTCCGACCGGCGGCCCGGCGGATGATCTTCAGTTCTCGCTCGGTGAGGTACATTCCGCCCTCACCGACAGCACCGTTGCGCTGGTAGCTGTAGTCGCCGGCCGCCTCCGAGGAATAGCCCTCAGGGTTACGGAAGGCCCGCTCGGCGACCCGGATCGTGATGACCCGCACAACCCGCGGCGCGGTGAGGACGGTCGGGTCGTCCGGGGAGACCCACGTTTGGTGGCCTTCTTCCCGGACGAACTCCGACGCGTCCTCGATCACTGCCGTCGCACGGTCTACATCGGTGTCGGAGTCGATCTCGCGGCCCAGACGGGCAACGAGATCCTCCACCTTCGCCAGCGGCGGCAGCGTGTCAGCCACTGGGCTTAAGCGCCCAGCGTGAGCTTGACCCCGCGAACGAACGTTTTGGTGCTGCCCTCAGCCGTGGTGGTGGTGACCGCCACCGCCGGGGACGTGCCACCGGTGAACGAACCGGTCGCGGTCATCTGCGGCGGGTTCAGCCCGTCCAGGTCCAGGGTGATGGTCACCGCGGTACCCGGCAGAGCGCCGCCGGCGGCCGTGATCTGGTTGGCGGCCAGTGTGGTGCCCGCGACCAGGGCGGCCTTCACCTGCGCGGCGGTGGCGTTGTACGCGATCGCGGCCGTGGTGTTGCCGTCGTAGGTCAGGGTGAATGAACCGCCAGTCGGCGTGCCGGTCACGGTGACGGTCTGGACCTCGTTCGACTCCGGCCCGTCGATGATCGCCGAGCAGCCCATGTACAGGTCGACCATGGACCGATCCTGGGCGTTGCGGAAGTCGTAGTCCTTGATCCACCGCAGGCTGAGCCCGTTCTTGCTCAGGGTCGAGCCGTAGCTGGCGCCGCTGGGCACCTTGGGCGCGATCATGACCGCGCTGTAGGCGGTGCGGTGGAACGCGTAACCCTCGTCCGGGTTCAACGCCAGGGACACCACCACCTGCGGGAAGCCCGCGATACGGCCGATGGTGGCGTCCCGAAGAGCCGACCCGGCACCCGAATCGCCGGAGGCGTCGAACCGACGGAACTGCGGATCCTTCAACAACGCGGCCTCGATCGCCGAACCCACAACCACGACCCGATCACTCATCGGCACGTGCTCATCGTTGAGGAACCGGCGGGCGTCCACGAACCCGGGGAAGGTGTCCGCCGCCGAGATGGTGGCGGTGTGCGCGTAGGTCGTGTTCTGCATGACCTTGGCGATCTTGTTCTCAGCGCCCTCGGACACCGCTCGCACCATGGGGGTGAGGATCTGGTCGGCGTAGGAAACGATGTCCAACGTCTCCTCCTCATCCGTTGTGGGCACCGCCGAGTAGATGGCCTGGTCCAGGGTCACATCGACCTTGGTCTCGACCAGGCTGTCCATCGTGATGATGCCGTCGCCCTCAGACGCGGTACCTCGAGCACCCCGAAGCGCCCTGGTCCGGGCGGTGGTGCGGGCCGGGACACGGATGGAGACGGTGTCACCGGCGTTGCCGACCCAGTCGGACGGCTTGGTGGCGTCCGTCCAGACCAGGGACGGGAGAATGATCTCCCGCTGCAACAGGCCCAACGCCATCGCGGTGATCTGCTGGGACTTGACAAAGGTGTTCGCCACGGGAACCTCCTAGGTTCATGGGGGCTGGAACCGCTTGGGGCGCCGTGGCGAACGGGCCGTGCGGTGCGCCTACCGCCTCGGAAGGAGGGCGGCGAGCTTCGAGGGGTCGGTTTCGTTCGACCCCTCGTCGGGGTCACCTCCACCACGGAGGCGCTCCCTGGGCTTGCTGGACACAGGCGGCTTGCTGGTGGCCGGCTCCGGCGCGATCAGCGCGTAGAGCTCCTTCGCGTCCGCTTCGAGCTCAGCATCGGTGTCGCCGTGGAGCCGTTTGGCCACCGCCCGGATCTGGGCGGGGGTGGCGTGCTCCGGGGCGTGCTCCTCCGCGGACTCGCGTCGCCGCATCGACGACGTGGCCTTGCTCAACTCGGCCTTGAGTGAGTCCCGCTCCTCCTGGAGTCGCTGGTTCTCGCTCTTGTCCTTGTCCGAGTGCTTGCGCAGCTCGTCCTGAGCCTTCTGCAACTCTGCACGGATCGAATCCCGCTCCTCGCGGACGGCGCGCCGGTCCTCTTTGATGCGGTCGAGGGCGCGCTGACCTGCCGGGCTGAGCTGGTCAGCCCCTGGGTCGTCGGCCTCGTCCTTCTTCCCGGCGTCGTCCTTCGGCTTCTCCAGGAGGCGCTTGGCGTCCTCTTCGGTGATGCCGTCGAGCTCGTCGGTGTCGGTTTCCTTCGTGTCAGCCATGGGCTGGTTCTCCCGTTGCGGGAAGTGCCCGCACGGTGCGCGCGAGCGACATTTGAGGGGCGCCTGTCAGGCGCTGAGAAACTCCGGGGGCGCGGCTTCACGGCGGTTCTTGTCGTGGGCCCTGCGGAACGCGTTGATGGCGTCCTTGCCGCTGTAGCCCTTGGTGGAGCGGTAGTAGAGGCGCTGGAACTCGCGCGCTCTGCCGGGCCAGCTGGCAGAGCTGGAGTAGACGGCTTCCGCCGTGCAGCAGCAGCCGTCGTGCGCCGGGAACGAGGCCCGCTTCGGCGATCGGTAGACCGGTCCTCGGGACGCCAGGAGAGCGCAGAACGCGCACGGGTCCGAGTCGGTTACCCGCGCCCAACCCAGCACCGTGTCGTCGGCGTGGATGAGCGTCAGGGCTGTCTCGCGCCCGCCGTTGAGGACGTGGCGGGACGCCGACCCGGATGCAACGACCAGACCCCGGTCCCTCGCCTGCCGCTCGGCGCGCCCCATCCCGGCCTGGCGCTTCAGCTCGCCCGGACCGGTCACCAACAGCGACCGTTCAGCGGCACGGTCGAACCCGGCCCAGTCGATGCGCGGCCGAACCGCCTCAGCGCTCTGCCGCTCGGCGTTGCGCACGTCGCGGAGCACGTCGATAACGAGGTCGTCCGGGATGTCGGGCGCGTGGACATACTCGACCGCCGACGACGGGTGCAGCCTCGCCCGGACAGGGGCCTCGACGATGCGGAAGTCCTGGAAGTAGCGTTCCGAGCGCCGCGCCGAACGCTGCCGAAACGAACGGATCAACGCCATCGACGCCCGCACCCAGGCCGGCGCGGTCGCATCCAGGTCGGGCCAGCTCAGAGACGGCCACAGCTGCACGAACTGCGCCAGGAACGCCGCCTTGATGGCGACCTGGTCGAGCCGGTGCTCCTCGGTGAGCGCCTGGCCTTCCTGGGTGGCGGCCACCGTCAGGGGACGACGTCAGGAGGGGTCAGGGGCAAGGACGCGGCGTGGCGGTCCAGTTGCGCGGCCATCTGGTTGATCGGATCCTGTTCCCGGGCTACGGCTTTCCACTCCTGCACGTCCGACTTCTCAATGCCGGGGATGCGGCCCCAAAGCTCGGTAGCCGGAATGTTCAACATTTGGGCGGCCTTGCCCAGGGCGTCCACCGACTGGGCGAGCGAACGGATCGAGGTGTCCTGCCAGGTGACGCGGCCGGTCAGGTCGTCGGCGTGCTCGAGGTCGCCGTCGATCAGCGACGCCAGACGCAGCAGCTGGGCGTGAGATGCGCCGGCCGACTGCTGGCGCTCGTACACCTTCTGCTGCTGGCTGGCCCGGATCATCGCCAAACCCTCCGCCGAGACGTTGATCAGCTTGCCGGTGAGTTCGTGGGTCGGGGTCTGGGTGACCGCCGCGAGGGTCTCCACGTCGGCCTCGTGCGCGGCGATGAACCCTTGAAGCTGGGTCTCGTCTAGTGTCCACATCTTCGTGTCGATGTCCTCGAACACGATCACGTCGTCCTGTGCGAGCTTCAACTTGCGCCGGTTGGCGGCCTCCTCAGAGTCCGGCTCGGACAGGCCGGCGATGACCTTGATCTTCCAGCTGTTGAAGTGCTGCACCAACATCCGGTCGTAACTGGTCTTGTTGATCCGGGATGCGATTGGGATGTGCGGCTCGATCTCCCCCGGCGTGCGACCGTCCAGGTCGAGCTGGTTGGTGTACCGCACCACCGGGCACACGCCCGCGCCGTGCTCCTGCGGCTCGCTGACCGTGTACGGCTCCTGGGTGCCGTTCAGGCCCTTCGCCTCGGTCAGGGTGTACACGAACTCATCGTCGAACACCTTCACGACGCAGCGGGTCTCGTTGTCGTGCATGACCCGCATGGCCAGGACGGGCCAGTCGTCCTCGGCCGGGTCCTCGTAGACCGCCCACATCTTGCGGGGGCTCACACCGCGCAGCACCGGCATCGGGTTGTTCTGGAAGTCGACGCCGGGCAGCGCGGTGGCGTAGCTATAGCCGTAGGCCAGCATCGCCCGGTGCACCGCGTTTTGGCGCACATTCCACCGGTTCGCCGTCCACGTCTTCCACGGCCCGGACAGCTTGGCCTCGTCATCCGCCGGGTCGAGCTCCGAGCGGTAACCGTCCACGAACATGCACTGGGCGGTGGAGGTGACCACCAGCCCCAGCCACGGCACCCTGGCCAGCTCACGGAGCGCCTTGTGCTCCCTGGTCGCCGAGCGCGGCAGAGTGATGTCGTCAGGGCTCCATCGGTACCAGCGGTCAATCAGGTCGAGCTTCTGGCACTCCGCGCGCCAAGCGGGGAGCAGATCATCCTTGACCCGTGCGATGAGATCGGCCTTGTCGAGCACGGTCTCACCACACCTTCCCTGACCTGGGGGGCTTGTCGGCCGCTGCCTTGTTCAGGACCAGCCGACGGAGCATCCGGGCGCCGACCGCGCAGACCGCGAGGTCCACCTTGCGGGACGATTCACGGTGCTCCTTACCGAGCGACACGCCGTTCTTGTTGGGCCGCCGCCGGGCGTTGAGGACATGCCCACGCATGGACCGGTCGCCGTCATGGGTGAAGGTCCTGTCCTGCACCTCGGTGCAGAACCGCATCGCGGCCTGAGTGAACGTCGCCATGCGTTCCGGTGAGCGCATATCCCAGGCGATCGAATGCTGGCGATCACCCGAACGAACCGCCCACACCTCGAGGTCGCGGCCGTAGGTGCGGTGCCATTCGTCGATGGTCGGCTCCCAGAACCGCTCACCCTCGTCATCGCGGGTATCCGACGGATCAGCAAATAACGCCTGCACCGTGTAGCTGCTGAACATCGCCGCAACGGAAGCGTCAACCTCGTCGCGCGGAACGATCCAGCCGTAGCCGCGCTCGCCGGCCGGTTTCGACCAGGACCCGATACGGAACACATGGCCATCGGAGATCCGGCAGCCAACCAGACCTGTCGTGTCATCGGACTTGGAGCCATCGAAAAACGCCACGATCGGTTCGTCGGGCAGGACCAACTGGTCCGGGTCGGCGATGGTGTCCCACAGTTGCGGGGTCATCCACGCGTCCTCAGTGGCAGTTATCTGGTTGTACCAGAACCGCCGGGACCGGCTAGGCGGATTCCGGGGGTCCAGGATCGACTTCACGATCGACTGCGTGTCCAGCCACACCGAGTCACCCCGGATCGTCTCCACGACCTCGGGAGCGTCCTCGGCGGTCAGCGGAGCGGCGGGATCGGCTTCGATCGAGTCATACAGCTGGCCGGTGTCCGCGCACTTGCCGGCCAGGGAGTTCTCGTAGGCTTCACGGTCACGCTCGGCGACGCTGTCCTCGCCAGGCTCGTAGGCGTTGGTGATCCGGCCGACCCGCGACGTGCCGCCGGGGGCCTTCGTCGCGTTGCGCTCGATCACGTCGGCCATCTCGTGGCCGTTGTTCGAGGAGTTCCAGTGCTGCGACTCGTTACACGTCGTGTCCGTCGCCCGCGCACCCTCCAGCGTGGCCGGCGAGGACGTCACAGCCTGCATGAACCGGGTCCCACCAAGGGCATACACCGTCTCCTTGCCCATCTGGATCTTGAACTCGCGCTTGGCCCCTTCGGTGACCATGCCGGGGAGCAGTCGCATCGTGTTCTTCGTCTGCTCGAGGCTCACAGCCGCCGTTTGAACCCACGCGTCCGGGTTGTCGCGCCCGACCGGCTGCCCCTTGTCCCAGTCGTCCATCCGGCACGGACCCAGCAGCTCGAACATCGCCTTGGCCGCCGCCAGCGGGTCCTTACCCCACCCCTTGAGCCGCTGCAGCACGTAATCGCGGTAGGTCCACCGGCCGACCTCGTCGACCGAGTACCAGTGCAGCAGGAACCGGGCCTGCTCCAGCGTGTACTGCCAGTCGACGCCACGGGTGTGCTGCAACCACCGCCCGGACCAGGCCAAGCACCCCCAACCCAGTGTGCGATCGGGCAACAGCCAGTACTTCTTGCCGTTGACCAACTCGGTCTGCCAGGTCGGACCGATATACACCGGCTTAAACCGGTACACCGGGAACTCGACGGGCTCACGGAGCTTGCCCCGGTACCAGCTCTCGACCTGCTGAAGGCGCTCCCGCTCGTCCCGAACCCCGGCGGAACGCGCGACGGCCATCAGCCAGAGCGACCCCACCGGGCGTTAGCCGCGGCGCGGGCATCAGAGCTGATCCGTTCGGCGGCCCGACCGTCCTCATCAGGCAACTTGAGCTGCTTCATGTGCGCCGCGAACAACGCCCGGTGCTGCCGCAACTCCGCGAGCATCGGGGCCGCCACAACCTGCCCCTGTGAACCCCTGCCGGTGAGCTCGTCTCCGCGCTGGAAGTTCTCCATACGGTCGATCAGGTCGATCTCGCGGCAAGCCTCGTGCAGGATGAACAGCTCGTCCTTGCGCAGGTCGTACTTACTGGTGAGGCCGTCCCACAGCTCAGCCGCGCGCTCACCGAGACCCTCCGGCTGGGGATAACTGTTCATCGGACGGCCCTCGGTTCACTCTGGGTAGTTGCGGGCTGGGGGCGAAACGCGGCCGACCGGCACGCATGAGGTCTATTGCTATGACGCTTCGGTATGGGCTGTTCGGGTGACGGGGTCACCCCCACCCCTCGGTCACGTTCGGTGACAACGATGCGATGTCAAGGGTCAATCGCCGGTCGGTTTGCGTCTTAGTCGATCAATCCGGGATGTTTCTCGACTGGTCGTAGCCTTCGTTGAGCTCGCAGCTTCGACGCGGATGCTCGAGCTGTAGCCGATTCGCCCTTGGTCTTGTCTCGATGGCATGTCTTGCACGCCGACATCAGGTTGGCTTCGTCGTGGTCGTCACCACGTCTGATGTGATCGACCTCGGTTGCGTGTGTTGTGCATCGAGGTCCGTTGATCTGGCATGTGTGCTTGTCGCGCCTCAGTACGCGCGCACGGCGTGTCTGCCAGTCGGGTGGTAGTCGGTGTGCCCGTGGGTTGCGGCTGTCAGACCAGGCCATGCTCAGCCCTTGGTGGCGTGGGCTCTGGCCTTGAGTGATTCCCACTCGGCGACGGCCTTGCACGCTTCGCCTCTGCTGCCCATGTTGACCTGCTGTAGGCCGGGCCAGTTGACGTCGCCTGTGGCGCACATCTTCTTGGCTGCGTTGATGGCGGTGGCGATGGCGTGGCTGTGCGTCATGCCCTTGGCTACGAGATGTCGCGCGATCCTGGCTATGTACGAAGGCAAGCCGCCAGCGTCCTGGACCCAGTTCGATCCGGGGCTGACGTCAAGGTCGCTCACCGACTGTCGCCTCCCGAGTCAGCAGGAACCCGAGTCGGCGCCGGTGACGGCCCACGAGCCGCACGGCTCACCGTTGCTACGGTGTCCTGAGCATTTCCGGCCAGGGTTGCGGTCGCGGCGGGGTCCACCGCCGGTCACCGGGCGCTACCCGCCCAAAGACGGACAGGCACACCTCGACGTCGGTGTACAGCTCGGCCGGGTCGCAGCCGGCGGCGACGGCTTCGCGGATGCGGATGAGGCGTTCGGCGGGTGGGATGTTCGATTCGGGGAGTTGGGTCACGGCGACGACCTCCGACGGATGGTCGAGGGCATAGATCGGTCAGTGGTGCGCGTGGAAGAATGTTCCTGCGGGCACTCAGGCCCGCTGTCAGCGCTTGAATCCGAACCGGTCGTGGCCCGCCAGGTGGTGGTGGGCGTCTCGGAGGCAGTCGCTGTGTCGTCCGCGCCATTCCGACTGGGCGCAGGACGGGATCCGGCAGAGCCATCGCCAGGTCGAGCCGTCTTTGTACACCGACACCGGCGGTAGAGGCTGCACGCCTGCCTCCCGAGGTTGTGCGGATGCCGGTCGCCCCCAGGTGCCGGCCTGACTATGACCGGGGGCGGGTGGCTTTCCCGGACTTCCCGGGTATCTCACCGGGTTCCCGCTGTGTGGCCGACAACAGCGCCGGGACAGGCGAGCCGCGTCGCCTGGGAGATAGTCGCGGGGATGGGATTCGAACCCCCGCGACATGAGCGCGGGGGTAACGGGACACAGCGGTACCTGCGGGTGATGGTGGACTGTCCATGGTCATGATGTCAAGCGGAGCGGCGTTCGGCGCGTCGTTTCCGGTGCTCGGCGTGGACCCGGAGGACGTCGCGGATACACACAGTGATCTGTCCGTTGTCGTCTCGTCGGGTGTGTAGCATCGGCGGGCGGGCGCCACGGTTGACGGTCCACTTGTAGACGGCGTCCTTGGTGAGTCCGACCAGCTCGCCGGCGCGAGCGAGGGTTACGAAGTCGTCCAGGTCGATCCGCGCGAGGAGTGGTTTCACCCATTCTTGGCCCAGGCGGATCATCTGCGTGTCGATCGCTGTGCAGCGTTCCCGGTCGAGTTCGGCTAGCGCGGCCCTGTAGGACTGGGCGACTCGGCGGGCGCGTTCGACCGCCGAGTCCCCGCGCCACGGCCACGGATCCTTGGCCACGGTCAGGCCGCGCGCGTGTCACGCTGGGCGTCGCCGGCTGGTGGCCAGGGGTTGGGCATGCGTACCGGGTGTGTGCCGGGTGGGGGTTGGTGTACGCGGCCTCGGACAGTCCCCTGCGCGTCCGTGTGGAGGAGTGTGGCGGGGCGGGGCGGGGCGTCGTCCTGGTAGTCGTCGGCCACGACGAGGCAGAGGCGTTTGTAGTCCTCCTCGGGCCACTGCGCTCGGCAGATCTCGCACTGGACGTGGTCGTCGCCGTCGTGACGGACCAGGGTCAGCTGGTCGCAGCGTGGGCACGGGGCGGGGAGGTCGTGGACCAGTTTCGACCGGCCGGCGACGGCGCGGACGAGGGAGTGCAGGCCGAGGAGTTCGAGTGCTCCGGCGACTCCGTCACGTTGCAGCCAGTCGCCCGAGCGCCAGCAGCGGTGGTCCTGGTCCGGCAGGGCCAGCAGCACCGACACTGCCTTGCCGAGCAGGGCCAGGGCGCGTTGCAGCTGTGGGCCGGGTCGGGAGTCGCGGGCGTTCTGGGTGTCCCAGTTGATGCCCAGCCGTTCCGCGACCGGCTCGGCCCATGACACTGCCTCGTGGACGATGCCCATTTGTAGGTCAATGATTGAGACCCGGAGCGGGACCGGCAAGTCGCGGGTGGCAGACACCGTGTCGGACACCATCTGGTCCCCGGAGACACCGAGGAGGGTTTCCAGTTCCACGTAGTCACCGAGCAGGCCGGTCAGGGCGTCTTCGACGTGTGCGGTGCACGATAGGCACAGTCCGCGTTCCTGGCTGATCCTCGCCCCTACGTCGACCTTGCCCTTCAGGTGGAGGTGGCCGCAGCCTCCTTCGATCGTGCACGGATAGCCGGGGCCGTGGCCGTGGCATTCGCATTCGTCGCAGACCTGCGGGGGGTCGATCTTTTCGCTGGCGGGGCAGCGTTTGATCCGTGCGCAGCGGTAGGTTTTCAGTGCGTCGGGGAGTGGCGCGTTGTCGGGTCGTGGTGTGGCGGTCATGGTGATCGGCTCCCGGGGTTGCTAGGGTGCGGGCCGATCACCTGGTCTATGTGGTGGTTGGTGCGCGAGTGTGGCCGCTCCGGATGTCCCCGACAGGTTGCTGGGGCGGCCCACCCTCGGTCAGGGCGGCGCTCGTCGTGCCCGCGCCCACTCGTCCAGTTCGACCATCCACCCGACCTCCGGCGGCCTCTCCGGCAAGTCCGGGTCGGGTCTCTCCCGCGCTGGCACCCAGGTCCGGATGACCGGGACGGGCGGCACCGGGGGTGGTGGCGGTGGAGCTGGTTCGGGTTCGATGTAGACCGTGGCCGGGTTGGCTTGGATGCCACGCAGCCGGGCCATGAACGCCTCCGGGATCACGACGATGCCTCCGGGTCCGGGGCCGCCACCGGCCCGGCCCGTAGCAGGCGTACGGCGTTGAGCAGCACTTCCACGTCCCGATCCCACAGAGGGGCCGGGACGGGGTCGGCGTGTGTGGCGAGGTGGCGGTCCACCCGGGCGGTGGCTTCGTTGAGTGCGGCGTAGTCGATCCGGGCGTCGTAGGGAGCCGGGACAGAAGCAGTGGGTCGCCATCCGGCGGCGACCACTAAGTCGTCGGCGGGGTCGGGGCCGCTGGCGTACATGGCCTGTTCGCAGCACCAGGCACAGTCGTCGGGCTGCTCCCCGCAGAACGTGCACGCCGGTTCGCCACCCTCCTCGGCGGGACGGTCCGGGACCAGCACTGGGTCGTCGTCGTACCACCCGGACTCGGCATCCTCCAGGCATCCAGCGGTCCCGCAGCATCCAGCGGTCCCGCACTTCGCGCACACGCGTGGCGGCTCCGGCTGGTCCGACACCGGGACGGGGGCAGCGCCGCGCTTCCTGAGCATCTCCAGGTACACCTGGGTCCCGTAGCTGATCATCTGTCGCTTCATGCGCTCGTCGTCGTGGAAGAACACCTCGGCGCAGTCCTTGACCACGTGGTCGACGTCCGCTGGTCCCCCGGCCCGTAGACGCTCCGAGGCGGCGCTGGCTTCGTCTCGCTCGGCGACCAGGCGCATCACAGCAGCCCGCCCGACGTAGGACGTCACATGCCAATCGCGTGTCGACTCGCTGGCGTCGTCCCACCAGCTCTTGCCCAGCTCCCACTTCCCCTGCCACTTGGCCAACTGCTTGTCGAGGTCGGCGCGCTTGGCCATCTCTTCGGCCTGGATCTCGTGCATGCGACCGCGTAGCCGCTCCACCTCCGCGCGTAGGTGCTCCACCTCCGCGTGCAGTCGGTCGTTGTCTTCGGCGGTGGCGTCCAGCATCGCCTGGAGCGCGGACGCCAGCTCAGCGGCCCGTCGGACCTCTGCCCAGGCTCGGACGTACGGCGTGTGGGGGAAGGGCCGCTGGTCGGCTGGGCCGTTGTCGGCGGTGGGGGTGTCGGTGCTCATCGCGGAACCTCCCTGCGTGGCGGGACGGGCAGCGGAAGGTCGGGCCAGGCCAGGCAGCAGACCTTGCACTCGTAGTGGTTGGCGCCGATCCGGCGACGGCGCTGGGTCGGCCGCCCGCACTCGGGGCAGGCTCTCGTCTCGGGCTCAGGCATCGCTGCTCCCCTTGATCGTCGGATGCACGACGGAGCCGCCCGACCTGCCGATAGGGAATGACCCGTTCGGCCAGAACAGGAACGACAGGGCGATCACCGCCAGCGCCACCAGAACGATCAGCAGCAACCAACGGCGCCACGCGGAAGGGCTGCGGCTCACGGCTTCTCCCCCAGAGCACGGACAGCGGAAGCCAGAGCGTCAAGTCGGCGGCTCGTCTTGGTCCCCGCCTCTCGATACAGCGCGTCGTCGTACCGCTCCACCAACGCCCGTGCCGCTTCGACCACCGGTGCTACCCGGTCCCGGTCAGCCCGGAGGGTGGCGAGCTCGACGCGGAGCATCTCCGTGCACATCTGCTCGCAGTGCGGACACTGGTGGACGTCGGCGGTCCAGGCCACGAGGCAGGGCCCGCAGTGCTTCAAGCTCGGCCGGCGCTCGTCGCCGTAGACCGGATCTCCGGGCTGCCAGTCGGTTGCTGGCCCCACCGGCCCAGGGACGTCGGGGGCGGTCACGACGCCACCTGCTGACGCATCATCGCCACAGCCAGCGCGGACACACCCTCGGGGACCGGGTCGGCCCCGTCGTGCCAGCGCAGCCGGAGCCCCGCGATCAGCCGCCCGAAGGCAACCGCCCGGAAACCTTCGTGCCAGTGCTCCCGCAGCTCCTCGTGCAGGCTCCCGATGATGTACCCGTGACACACCACGTTGAGCCACTCGGCGGCGGCGTCGCAGTGGCGACACCACCGGTTCGTCACCCACCCGGAGTCCTCCAGGCGGCCCTTGACCTGGCAATAGCGTTCGCCGATCTGGATTGTTCGCCCGCACTCCTCGCAGCGGTGCGGGACGCGGGCGGTGGGGGTGGCGTGGTTGACGACCTGCCACGGCTCGGCCATGTCAACGCTGCACATCGCGGGCCCCTTCCTGGACCTCGGCGGCCAGAGCGGCGGCCTTCTCAGCTCGGAGTGCGGGGGCGGTCATGCGAGCTTCACCCCGAGACGCTCCTTCGATCCGTCGTCCCAGGTGAACTCGCCGTCCGCGCCGACGGGCCGGTGCATCTGGCAGCGCACGCAGTAGGTGGACCCGTAGAAGTGCGGGTCTCGGGCGTAGGTCTCGGCGATCGCCTGGCCCATGCGGGTGCTCGTCCCGCAGCTGGCGTGCACGTAGTTGCTGCGGTACGGGCGAACGAACCCCTTGGCGCGCTCCTCGTCGGAGAGCACCAGGTATACCTCGGCCTGCGGGATCGGCTGCTCGTCAGCGCCACGGGTCAGGCGCGGGTCGCTCGGGTCGTCAGTGATCGGCATCGGGCTGCTCCTCGGTAGCGGCGATTGAACGCTCGTAGTAGGCGTTGCTGGCCTCGTCGTGGCGCTTGTTCGCCGCCGCGGCCCGGCCGTCGTCCCAGTCCCGGCGGCGCCACTCACCCGACGTCGCCCGAGGGTTGGGCAGTGCACGGATCGCGGCGATCGCCTCGGCGAGGACCAGACCCGGACCGGCGGTCATGGTCGGCCCCCAGGTCGGATCAGGCCGAGGACCAGCAAGCCCAGCAGTGGCAGAGCGGGGACGGCGAGCCACAGGTGGTCAGTGGTCATCGTCGTCCCGCCTGTGCTCGGCCAGGAACTCCGCGACCCGACGCTTCTCGTCGTCGCGCTCGCGGCGCTGCTCGTCCCGGACCCGCAAGTTCTGGGCGACCAGCGCGCCGGCTATCGGCACGGCGAGCGCCAGCACAAGCGCCACGTCCCGCGCGGTCATTGCGGCCTGCCCCACAGGAAGCGGCCCGAATGTTTCGGCGACGGCGGCAGGTCGTGCAACATCAGGTTGGCGATGGTGCATTCGATGGTGTGGTCTGTGTTGCGCCCGACCACACCGCCGCACAGCTGGCACGACGCCGCGTCTCTGCGGGCGAGGACACGGCCGACGAGCATGCCGACAGGGACGGAGAGGACCGCCCACACCAACAGGACTGTGATCAACATTGTGGGCTCCCAGAGGTCGACGGGTTGACGAGGTCAAGGGGTCCGAGGTGGATCGGGCCACGGCACCAACCGACGCAGAACGACACATCGGGCTCGCCGCACGCCCAGCAGTGGACCTGGCGTGGCTGTTGCGACGGCCTGAGAGCCTCGCTGAGCGCCTGGGCGGGGGTGGCTGGTGTGCGGAGGCGGACACCGGGTCTGCGGCGGAGCAGGCGGGCAATCACGACGCCACCTCCAAAGGCCGTATGACAAGCCACATCCGGCCCGGCTCGCCCTTCACCGACTCGTGGATCACCGGGAACACCCGCTCCACATGCGCGTCGGTGTCGTCCGGGGCCGCTTTCGCGTCAGTGATCACGCCATCGACACACGGCTTGTAGGTGGCCACCAAGTTGTCGGAGTCCCGTCCTCGCACGGTCGCCGGCCGGTAGTGCAGCTCGATCCGTACCCGCTCGTGCTGGCCGATGTTCGCCGACCGCGCCAGGAAGTACGCGGCCTCCCGGACCTCCCGGACCTTCCTGGCTTTCGCCGCCCAGTACACGCCTCGGTCGTTGAGACTCAAAGGGGGCCGAGTCCACGGGAGATCCAGCCGGTAGGTCGGGGCGTCTACGGCGGTCATGACAGCTCTCCGAGCTGCTCAGCCATCCGGATGTGGCTCGTGATGTCCGGCGGCAGGACGGGGCGCGGGCTTCCGTCCGCTTCGCCACCGCCGCGCCACTCGACAACGCTGCCGTCGCCCAGATCGTAGAACGCTTCAACCGCCGCGAGGGCGGGAGCCAGCGTCCACATTCCGGCAGCCGCCGAGTTGCCCCAAACATCAATGGCGACGTCATTGACCTCACGGATGTTGCCGCCCAGGTCCGAGTCGTGGGCGTAGATCGCCGCCACGAGTTCGCGGACCTCTGCCCGGCTCATCAAGCAGTGGTGCTCCCACTCGTCGAATCTCACGCGGCACCCCGATTCACGTTCAGTCGCCGGTCGGCGCCCTTGAGGACCACACGGGTCGCCATCTCGGTCAGCCGGGACGCGACCCGCTCACCCAGGACAGCGCCCAGGTTCTTCGGCGGCACGTTCGACGTGATCAGCGTCGGCTTGCCGTGCTCGTAGCGGTAGTTCACCAGCCGATAGTTGATCTCCTCGTTCCACTCGGTGCCCTTCGCGGCCCCGAGGTCATCCAGGACCAGGACGCCGGTGCGGGCGAACCGCTCGAACTCCTCCTCGGAGTCGACGCGGGGACGCGGCCGTAGCGCCCCGTACATGTCCGCCGCCGTCGTCACGGTCCAGCCGACGGACGCCCCGCACACCGACAGCGCCCGCATCGCCGCATACGCCTGGTAGGTCTTCCCGCTGCCAGTGGAACCGATCAGCATCAGCGACGGTCCGGTCAGCACGGTCGGGACGGTGCGGCGGCAAGCCTTCGCCTCGTTCACCAGCGCGGTAACCCAGTCCCGGACTTCAGGGACGTCAGCCACGGCGTCCTGGAAGCGGACGGGGATGTCTTTGGCCATCGCTCGCCGGCCGCGTTCCAGGCACTCCTCCAGCCACCACTTGTCGACGTCATCGACGGTGAGGCGGACGATCGTCGGATCGGTCACCGGGTCGCTCCGTTCGGCTTCGGGGAGATCAACGGCTCGTCCCAGACGGAGTCGTCGGTCGGGTTCTGGTACGGCTGATAGCCGCCTGGGTTACCGCCGGCCACGAGGCGCAGCGACACGTCGTCCTCGTACGACCCGGAGTTGATCCAGGTTGCCGGGTGGGCCACATACGTCAGGTCTCCGCCAGCAACGGACTGCGCGTAGGCCGTGGCTTTGGCGATCATCACGTCCGGAGAGACGCCGCGACGGATCGCGGCGCGCCAGGCTTTCTCGGCGGCCAGCCGCTTCACTCGCTTCGGGTAGACCGCATAGAACTCAGCGAACCGCCCTTGGTTCGCGGCCGTCTTTTCAGGGGAAGGGGAAGGGGAAGGGGAAGGGGAAGGGGAATCGCGCACGTGAGAGACACTCTCGAAACCCTTTTCTCCAGAGTCGGCAAAAAGGGTTTCGGGTGACTCTCGACAGGCTTTCGGTGGCGGCTCAAACCCTTTCGAGTCCAACTCATCAGCGGCCGCGTGTGGGTCGGGGTAGGCGACCGGCTTCCCGGCCTTGGACACGCCGTCAGGCTTTCGCGCAGGCAGCTTCCGTAGCTCCCGGGCGAGGGCACGCCGCAAGGTCCTGGACTCGGTTCGCATCGCCTCCTTGATCGCCCCCTTGAGCACGTAGGGCTGATCCGCCACGCCGTCATTACGGATCATGGTTCGCACCAAGATCTCGTCGGTGTCATCGTCGATCAGGACGTAACCGCCGGCCGCTAGCGCCTTGAGCGCCTTCTCTGTTTCCGCGATCGTCAGGGACGCGTTGCGGGCCCACTTGGCCATCCGAATCGCACCGACACCAGCGAAGTTGATGGTGGGCTCCGTCAGCAGAACCGCGTAGAGCAGCTTCGCGTACGGGCCCTGACCGTCCAGACCCTCTCTCCAGATCCCGAACTGGAACCGGGCCTCACTCCTCGCCATGGGTCACTCCGTGCGGCAGCTGGTGACTCTTGCTGCGATTGCAGGTGCGGACGCGGGTGTCGGCCATTAGGCGGCCTCCGATCGGGGTCGGTTCGGCGACAGGCACAGGGAGTCGCGGATACGCGCCGTCGTGTAATCGGTCATGAACGTGTGAGACGCGATCTCACGGTCGGTCCAGCCCTTGCGGTGCAGGGCCGCGACGAGTTGCCAGCGCAGGTGCGTGGGGAGCGCTTCCGCCGGCATTCGTCCTTGGCACGCCTCGTGGTAGAGCAGGCGCCACTGGGCGTCGCTCGGGAGAGTCGGAGGCTTGCCGTAGTGGGTACCCATCAGAACGGGGGTTCGTCGCCGGTGGCCGGCGCGGGAGCACTCCCCCACGGATCGTCGGCGGGCGCGGACCCCTCGCTACCGCGCCCAACCTTGTTGACCTTCGCCGTGGCGTACCGGAGCTCCGGGCCGACGTGTTCGACGTCCATCTCGATCGACGTCCGTGTCTGGTCGTCCTTGGTGTACGAGCGGACCTTCAGTCGTCCGTGGACCAGGACGCGGGAGCCACGAATCAGGCTCTCGGCGACGTTCTCCGCCTGCTGCCGCCACACCGCGCAGCGGACCCACATCGTCTCTCCGTCGACCCAGGCGTCGCCGTCCTTCACTCGGGGCGTGGAGGCCACGACGAAGTTGCACACGGCGACGCCAGAGGGCAGGAAGCGCAGCTCAGGATCCTTGGCCAGGTTGCCGCACAGTGTCGTTACCGGTTCGCCGCTCATGCCGCGTTCTCCTCAAATCCTTCGGGGGCTGTGGTGTCGACCCACCGGCCAGCGGCCGGGAGTTGCCAGTGGGCGCCGTGCCGCAGCACAGCCCGGCTGGCGGGGTCGGTGTTCGGGTGGACGATGTAGCCGCGTTCCCGGGCCCAGGTGCGGTTGTCGTGGGCTTCCGAGTGGCAGCGCGGGTGAAGCGCCAGGAGATTCGCTGGCTCGTCTCTGCCGCCTTGTGAGCGGAGCTTCCGGTGGTGACATTCCCAGCGTTTCTCCGACAGGCCCTGGCCGCAGATGGCGCAGCGTCCGCCGTCGCGGTCCCACACCAGGTCCCGCAGTTCTTTCGGCATCGGCGGCCGGCGGAGTTTGAACACGGGCGGTTTGAGCCGGACGACCGGCCTGGACCGAGAGGAGAGGGGGAGGTTCGAGCGGAGCGGCTGCTTGCGGGGCCACGATCCGGTGCGTCGAAGCGGGCTCATTAGTCGTACTCCGCGATCCGTGCGTCCAGGTGGCCGATCAGCCAATTCGTGGATTTCCGGTACAAGGCGTCGTAATCCGAGTCCTCCCCGGCCTCCTCACGCAGCTTGTGCAGCCGGAAGACACGGTTCCTGATCAGTTGGGCTTGCGACTTGATGTCGCGGTCGATGTCTTCCTTCGGGACGTCGGCTTCGCTCAGGTTGGTTTCGGAGAACAGGAACCAACCGACCCGCTGGAACGCCTGATGGATGATGGCGAACTCGGCGTCGCTGATCTCGGCGGTGGATCGGACGGTTACGCTTGTTGATCTGTCAACATGCATTCGGATCGTGCCGACTGTGACAGGCAACGTAAAACGAAGCGGCTCGCTCATGACGTCGTCACCCCGGCTCGCCGCGCGGCCCGCGTAGCCCGCGCACGTTCGCGCTGGCACGTCCGGCATGCCCTGGCACCCGCCTTGTTGATGTGCGTGTTCTCAGCCGTGTACTCGTGCCCATGCGGGCAGTGGGTCCGCTCCCATGGCGCAGGAAGACTCCCGGACGACTGACGCTTGTCTTTCGCCCACGATGCCAGGCACGGCCGACAGCGCCGGGAGTTGTCACTGACTCGGAACTGAGTGTTCTCCGGGGTCAACTCGTGTCCGTTAAGGCAATGCGTTCGAAGTACACCGTGCAGGCCACGGCGAGTGTTCTCAGCGGGAGTGACCGCCTCCAGATGTTCTGGGTTCACACAGTTGCGGACGCGGCACAGATGGTCGATATGCATACCACTTGGGATCGGCCCGATCCGCTGCTCGTACACCCATCGGTGAGCCAATGGCGTCCTCGTCGGAGACAGGCGGATCGAAACGGCCATGCCGTACCCGCTATCGCTCGCGATCGGTCCAGTCCAGATCCAGCAGCCATCGTCAGTGGTGGGCCGCAAAACGTGCGACCAGAACCAGAGTTCCGGATTCGACTTGGCCGTGACCGGATACAACCGGCCATGCTTCGACATCCGCGCTTGGTGACGGCCACACATCCCGTGTGAGTGAACGTTCTTCGAGCAGGTCACGACGCTGCACTTGGCGGTGGCCTGCTCGTCGGAGCGGTCCACGTGCATCGCAATCCGGCCCACAGTGACAGGCAGTGTGAACTTCAAGGCTTCACTCGCGGTGGTCATGACGCCACCTGCACCGGCTTGAGCGCGTTCCCCCGGGCCACGATGAGCTGGCCCAGGACGGTCGGGTTGCCGTCACCGTCGGTGACCGGCGCGTTCAGCAGGCCCAGGTCGGACACCTTCGTGTGCAGGTCCCGCAGGCCCTGGTAGGTGGCGTCCGGGTCCAGCGCCTCAGCACGGTAGGCCAACGGGCCCGGAACGTCCTCGCCGTCGGCCAACCAATCCCGGATCACCTCCGCCAGTTCCGGGCCGGGCCTCTCGATCACCGCACCGGACAGCACCGGCAGACGGGTCTTCGACACCGACATCGTGTGATCGGGGTCCATGTCGCCGATCAGGTCGAACTCAAACTCGATGCCCTCCCGCTGGTCAGGTTTCAGTCCGACCTTGCGGGGGACACTCGTGGTCCGGCCGTTGCGTTCGATCTGCTCGATCACGTAGGAGGTCTTCGTTCGCAGCGTCACGATGACATGGCCGGGATAGGAGGCCAGCGCGTCGAACATGCGCCGCTCGTCCGGTCGGGCCTCCTTCCACCCGGAGAAGGAGTTGCCGCCCTTGGCGCGCTTGTCGGCCTGCTCCTGCATCCCGTCCACGCCGGACCAGTAGTGCGACAACGAGTCGACCAGCAGGGCGTCGTAGCCGGCACCAGCCGCTACACCAAGAGCCTCGGTGAGGGACGCCGGGGAGAACGACTGCGGGTTGAGGGTGTCGAACTCCCACCCGTTCAGGCCGACGTACATGGAGGCACGGCCGCGCTCGGTGTCGATGACCGCCACCTTCTTGCCCAGGGTGCAGGCGAGCATCAGGCCGGTGTAGGTGTTGTGGGTGACTACGCAGTGGTCGGTGACGTAGAGCCGGTCCGCCGCAGCCACGGAGATGCACTGCACTGGCGCCTCGCCCACCGGCTCGACCCGCTCAATGAATCGAGTCGGCTGGTACTTGCTCCGTGGCCGGTAGGCGTCCCGCTTCCGGTCGAGCCGGAACGGTGCGAGCCCGGCCGGCAGCCGAAGCCGCATCCGGTGCGACAGGGCCCCGGCTCGGCGTTCCCCGTTGTGCACGTACTCAGGTACACGAGTGCCCACAGTGGTCAGCCCACCGAGCGACTCGACCAGGAACCGGACGTCATCACAAAGGGCTGCTGATGAGGTGCTGTACTCCAGGTTGCTGCCCTTCGCGTAACCGTCCGTGTCGAGCAGGCCCTGCATCAGCGCATGGCGGGTCTTCGCGGAGCCGAACAGATAAGTGCGTGGGATGAACTTGGCGGGGGACTTGACGCCGGTGAGGCCCAGCGCCCGCAGCTCGGTGACGAGCGGGTTGCTGCCGGTAGTGGCGTCGCGCGTGATCGCCACATCGACGGCGCTCCCTGGGAGCGGGCGAAGGTGCACGCCCGCAGGTAGCAGCTCTGACACCATGTCTCGTATCTGCTGCTCGGAGTTGCAGAGCCGGACGAAGCGGTCGCCAAAATGACCGTCGCCGAGCAGGACTCCCAGTAGGTACGGATCGATCGGCAGCACATCTGAGACGTCAAACTCGACGGGCTGGACGAGCGGGACCGCATGCTGGCGCTTGCCGTGCCGATCACGAAGGTCGCCCATGATGTCGCGGAGCGGCTTAACAGTTCCGGGGCGCTTTGCTTGCCGGTCGAGGTAGGTCGTCGTGAGCCAGAGGTGGTCGGCCGTGCACTCCGTGCTGGCGCCGTCGTTGAACGTCACGCGGTAGACCGGCTGCACACCCTGTGGGTAGATGCCGGTAACGGTCGTTCCGCCACCGTCGGCGGAGGTGACCCGATCGCCGACGGTCAGCGCGCCCATCGTGGTCCAGCCGGTGGGCGTCAGGATCCGGGCATTAAGCGGCTGCGCCTTCCCCGCCCCGGATGGGCCAGGTAGCGCGATGCGCGCCTTGACGGCGGAGCGCTTCGCGGGTGCGAACTGGACGGTCACGGCGTCCTCCGGTGGAAATGGTGGATGGGGAACGACGGCTCACCGGCGGTGCAATGCGGGCATAGGACCGGTACGGGTGTTGGGAGCTCGCAGGTCTCGATGTAGTGGGCGGCGAGGGTGACAACCCCGATGCCCTGGCACACCTGGCAGTACGCCTTCACCGAGGCGACCCGGGTAGCGGCCGGTGGGGCGGTCACGACGCCGCCTCAAGCAGGGCCAGCAGGCCGCACTCAACGTCGAGGTCGTCGTACTCCAGGTGTCTCGGCACCATGGCCAGGGTTTCGGCGAGCCAGTCCTCGACCATGGCCAGGCCGGTGGACAGTTCGGCGTGCCCGGACGGGGAGTCGAGTGTCAGCACCAGCTGGTCGGCGTCGGTGCGGACTTTGACGTCGTCGGCGCCGCTGGGGTGGAGGAGGCCTTCGGCGAGGAGGTCCCGCCCGAACACCCAGGTCGAGATGGGGTCACCGTCGAACATGAACACGACGGTGACAGCGGCCGGGTCGTGGCGGGTGTAGCGGAGCTGGGCGGTCACCGTGTCCGGGTCGTCTTCGGCGGCGTCGAGGATGGCGAACTCGACGGCCAGGCACAGGGCGTCACGGGTATAGAAGTGGCCGGTCATGACGCCTTGCTCTCGTCGGAGGCGGGCAGCTCCAGCAGGCCGTTGGACAGCAACTCCCCGATCCGGCGGCGCAGCAGCGGAACCTGGGTCGGGTCCACGGCCGGCCGGTACGAGGACGAACCTGTGACCAGTTCGATGCCGGGGATGATCCCGCCGGTGACGTCGTCGTAGGCGAGCCCGGTCGCCTTGCACCGCTTCTTCAGTGCGTCTACGTAGGCTGGGTTGACGCTCTCCACGATCTCCGTCGGGGCGTGTTCCTTCACCCACGCCAGCAGTGCTCGCTGGTCGGTCACCGACGCCGACTCGGCGGCCTTCCCGATGGTGACCGCCCCGATGACGGTTCCGTCGGGGAGTTGCGCGGTGACCCGCTCCCCCGGCTCCATCTGGGGTTCTAGGACGTTCCGGACGCCGGTCACGAGGGTGCGGACCTCCTCGGACAACCAGCGGGCCACCACGGCACGCCCAGCGATGACCCTGCTCTCCTCACGCACCATTTGCGACGCACCCTTCCTTTGAGGCGTGGTATCGCTGACGTGCGCATACCCGACACGCCATCCCCCGGCCGTTGCTGCCGGGGCGGTAGTTTTCTGGCGTCTTCTCGTGACCCTTCGGACAGTGCGTCCGGAACTGTGGGTTCATGGACCGGTGGGTGTTGCAGGTTTTGCACGACGGCACGAGGTTGAGTGGATCGTTGTTCCGCGTGTCCGCGTCGAGATGATCGGTGAAGACCTGCTCCATGCCGGAGCCACGCCACGTCAAGCGCCGCCCGCACCAATTGCAGGACTGCGGGCCCGAGCCGATTCGCTCGTACAGAACCTTGCGATGCACGAGGACAGTGCCGTCGGAGTGAGCCAATGGGTGCTCAGGCTCGGTGATAGAGCAGTAAGGACTCGTTCCCGTGATCACCCTGCCGCGAGCTTGGCAGGACCGCGAGCAGAACCGCTGGCTCTTCCTGGCGGTCCAGTGCTCCTTGCCGCAGTACCCGCAGGTGAAGCGGTGCTTCTTAGGCCGCCATTTCGCGGTGACGGCTCGGCCGGCGGTCACGCGGGGGTTGTCGTCGCTCATCAGTCCTCCTCGGCCGGGTTGGGCAGTTCGTCGAGGGCTTTCCCCAGGTCCCGCCAGTGGGCGCGAATGTCCAGCCGGTACTCCTCGGGCGCTGACCACCAGACGTCGATCAGGTACTCCTCGGTGCTCACTCCCCCACCTCGATCACTGCCGGGGACAGCGGCCACTCGACCGACCCGTTGACGTCCAAAGTGACGATCCACTCGACCTGCTCGTTCGGCCACGACGTGACAACCCGCAGGAACGTCCCGGCTGCCCCCCGGTGGCGGATACGGGCACCGGGGGCGGGGACCAGGTACTCCTCCGGGTCGGAGTCGAGCTGGGTGGTGGTGGTCATCAGGCAGCGCTCCTAGCGTCGGTCGAGTCCCACGGCCGGTGGGCGTCCAGGTCGATCGGAGCCACCACCGGCGGGGTGAACGAGCCGCTCAGCAGGGCGTACCGCATCGTGTCGGCCACGTCCTCGTCACAGCACAGTTCGCGGCGGGGGCCGTCGAAGCCGTCCCACTCCACGGCGAACGTGGCGGTCTTCCAGTGCTTCTCGCAGCGGGGCTCGGTGAGATCCGAGGCCCGATCACTGCCGATGACTGCTAAGCTGCTGGTCATAGCCGTTTCTCCTGAGTTTCGGTTAGCGCGAGAGCCCGGTGACGCCGTCCAAAGCTGCCGGGCTGAGGCCAGAGCGAGAGCTTCGAGGTAGGTGGGGGCATCCATCAGACGCCCACCTCGGACAGGTCGAGTAGCGCGGGGGCGGCCAGCTCAGCTTCGAGCCGCTGGAGATTGCGAACCGCGGAATCGTGATACGACCTCTTTAGTTCGCAACCCCACGCTCGGCGGCCCAGCTTCACTGCCACATACGGCTCAGACCCGACACCCGAGAAGGGGCTGACGACCAGCTCACCGGGGTTGGACCAGAGCCGCACGCAGCGCTCGATGAAGTCGAGCTGTAGGGCGTGCAGGTGGCGGGTGTCGTCGGCCTCCTTCGCCTCCGCCACGTTCAGCGTGTGCGTGCGGCGGATGCCCAGCCACACCGGCCGGGCCCAGTCGATCCAGTTCTGATTCGACACGCCAGGCGGCGGCTCGTCCGCGGAGTGTGGGATCGGCACCTCGTTCTGCCCTGGTTTGATGAAGTGAAGCATCTGGTCCCCGGTGGCCGGCGAGGTGCGCGCGGAGTCACGGTTCTTCGTCACGAACATCAGGTGCTGCGCCTTGGTGCGGGTGGCGACGGCCTGCGGGTCGAGGTCTACCCACCACCGGCCGTAGAACGTCCAGCCCGCAGCGACGTGGGCGCGAATGACGTCCCCGGAGAGGTCGTAGAGGCCGGAGACCCCGTGCGTGGCCTTGGTGGTGGCTACGTCGGCGATGTGGACGCAACAGCTGCGGCCGGGCTTCGTGACCCGCAGGAGTTCATTACAGATAAAATTGTAATGCTGGATAAACTCGTCAGGGTTGGCACAGTTTCCAAGGTCACGCGGGCTTGGCGAATATGAGTACAAACCTGCGAAAGGTGGAGAAAAAACTGACAGGTCTACCGAGTCATTAGCCAGCTCGACCATTCTCTTGCATGAGTCACCGAGCAGTAAATCCCAGTTCTCGCCGTAGGCTTCATCCTCTTCGTATACCTCGTCGATCATGCTGCGCTCCTAGTCAGCTCATGACGAGCAGCCTTCATCTCGGCGACGAGTTGGGCCATCATCAACTCGTGCTCGCGCTCTTTTCGGGCCACGTTGTGGGCGATCTGCTGCTCAATCTCAGACAGGATCACGTGCACCTTCACCACTCTGGTTTGCCCATAGCGGTAGCTGCGCCGGATACACTGGAAGTAATCCTCAAAGCTGTACCCCATCCCACAGAATGCCTGCCGGGCCGACCTCTGAAAATTGAGCCCTCTACCGGCAATACTCGGTTTTGTGATCAGATGTTGAATGGTTCCGTCAGCGAATGCGAGGAGTAGTTCCGCCTTCTCTTCCGGACTCATCGACCCGTGCACGTTCACCGAGCCGGGGATGAGGTCGGCCAACATCTGGGCCTCCGCGTTCAGCCCGGCCCACAACAGCCACGGCTCGTGAGGCTCGGCCGCGACGAGCTCGGCGGCTCGCTCACACCTGGGCGCGAGGGTCTCCCTACGGACCCGCGCCGTACCGGACACTCCGCCCAAGTCGGTGGCGAACAGCTGCCCCTCCGACTCGACATGCACCGGGACCAGCTCGGGCACAACGTCCAGGCCGGGAAGGTCGTATCCGTCATCTGGGTAGCCGATGTCGGATGGCCGGCGCAGCGCGACCGCCCAGGACGCCAGCCATCGGTACATCGGGCCTCGGGCATGGCCCTTGACCCGCCATCCGTCGTCGTCGTGGATGAAGTAGCTCGACAACATATCGACCCGCGACATCACCCCGAGGAATGCCGACTGGTTCGTCAGTTCCTCCGCGTCGTTCGGCGCCGGAGTGGCGGTGCAGGATAGACGGCGTGGGACGGGGGCGAAGTGCTCGATGAGCAGATTCCGGGTCTTCCCCGTCGAGTCACGAAGTACAGAGCCCTCATCGAGTACTACGACGTCGAGTTCGCGGGGGTCGAACCGGTCGACCATCTCGTAGTTGGTCACCCACACTCCACGGCCGGTGATCTGCTCGCTGTTCCTGACGTAGTGGGCGTCGATGTCGAGCAGAGCGGCTTCCCGGACTGTCTGCTGGCACACCGCCAGCGGTGCCACGATCAGGGATGTGTCACCGGACAGTCGGCAGTACTCAAGGGACATGGCGGTTTTCCCCGTGCCTGTGGTGGTCCATAATCCGGCTCGGCCATGCGCCACCGTCCAGCGGACCAGATCGGCTTGGAATCCATGGAGTCGGGGATGGATAGCGGACGGCTCGATTCGGCTGCCCAGAGTCGGAGCGAGCCGCACTTTGGATGCGAGGAAGGATTCATACGAGGTGGTCACCGCTTCCCCTTCCCGGCGTTCTCCCGCTTCGCCGTGACCGCCCGCACCGTCCCCGCATCCCGCTGGACGAGCTGCTCGGCGGGTGGCGGGACACACCGCGACACCGGCACAACCTCCCGCTCAGGAGAGCCACCGAACACGGCCACCGCGGCCCAGATGAGCAGCCCGCCCACGACGATCCAGCGGACCGGGTTGGGGGGGCGTGGGGTTTCCACCATGCAGGGGGCGGCGTTGAGCTGGGCGATGATGTCGTCCAGGGTGTCGTCTGGGGCGCCCTTCATGCGGCACCGCCGAGCACCGCCGCTACCTGCTGACCGAGCCAGGTCGCCACGTTTGCGCTGACCGCATTCCCGGCCTGCATGGTCTGCTCACCCTTGTTCCCGGTGACGATGTAGCTGTCGGGGAACCGCTGCGCGCGCAGGTGCTCACGCGGGCTGAGCATCCGGAACGAGCAGTCCTCGACGTCGATCCCGGGATGCATCAGGCCGTGCTGTTCGCGGGTGGCGATCGTCGCCAGCGGCTGCTCCCCTGCCGGGTTCCACCAGTGGTCAGCGTGGACCCAGCCGTTCATGCCGCTTGCTCTTGTCCGGCGAGGCGGGCGTCGCGGCGTAGGGCGGCGTTCTCGACCAGCGCGGCGGACAGTGCGTCCAAGAGCCGGGCGCGTTCCCGTTCGAAAACCTGCCGCGCCCGATCCAGCTGAGCGTTTCGGGTCGCGTCAAGCCCGCCGAGGAGCCCACGCTGGTAGCCGATGGCGACCGCGTGCGCCCGGTCGCTGGCGGCGAGGTGGCGCAGCAGTGTGCGCATACGGGACTTGACCGTGTGCTCGGAGAGCCCCAGGCGGTGGCCGATCGCGGCGTTTGTCATCCCCTCGGCGATCAGGTCGAGTACCTGTTGTTCCCGCTCAGAGAGAGTAATGATCATGCGGTGTTCCTTAGTGCCCACGACGCCGGGAGCAAAAGCACAATTTCGGCGGGTTGGCGGGTCAAGTTGTGGATCAGGTCGTAGATCTCTTCGTCGGCGCACGTCGGCCCGCAGAGGTCGCACCACGACGGCGGAACTTCGAGCCGGAAGCGCCAGAGGACGCGCCAGACACCGGGGCGGGGCTCCACCCCAGCCGTTTCTTCGCAAACCCCGCAGGTGTCCAGCCGGGACGGGTCCAAGGTGGCGACGAGATCCACCAGGGGGTGCACGGCGAGGTCGGGTAGTTCGGCGATCCGGTCCGGACGCACGGTGAACAACTGGGCGGCCGTCATCGGGGGCACCTCGGGACGTAGCCGGAGCCGTCAGCGACTCTGGCGATGTCCTGGCCTGGGTTAATGTGTCGCTCGCAGCGCTCACACACACCGCCGTACGCGGCCTCGAAGGACGGGCCAACGGTGTCGACCTCGGTGGGTAGCTCCCCACCGCGATGCTTCGGGCAGGCGCACATCGACGGTGGAAGCTCAGACAGCGGGCACTCCGCTTCCGCGCTCACCAGAGCCTCCCGGTGGTCGGGGCGAACTCCAACGGCTCCCACGCGAACGTGCGGGTGGGGGTCACTTCGCTGCCGCCTTCGCCTTGATGGGACGTCCGGCGATGTCGACCTCACGCACAACGGTGGCTCGCGGAGCCTTCGCCTTCGGGGTGTTGGAGTCGGTGATCGGACGCAGCTCCGACAGGAGCACGGTGCACTCCAGCCAACGTGTCGCGTGGTGGTCGTAAGCCGATGCTTGGGCGGGGGACGGGGAGAAGTGGAGGCCGTTGCCGCAGGCGTCCGTGTCCTGCCAGTCGTCGCAGGTGACCTCGGCGCCGATCTCGTACAGCGCACCGTGTTGTGACTTGAGGTCGTCCCGGACGGCTTTGAACACAGTGATCCGGCCGTCTGCAATGTCGGCGCCGTGGAACTCAGCCCACGTTCGTGGGTAGGATTGGTCGACCGTGGTGAGGTCGATGAGGTGTCCGCCGGTGAACGTGGCTCTCGCGGAGTGAACGAACAAGGCGACATGGCTCCCGGCCCGCTCAACGGTGCCGCCGTACATGTGGATGGTCGGAGTGCCTGATGCCCGCTTGACCGTGCCGCCAGCGATCCACTCGACCGTGCCGCCAGCGATCCACTCGACCGTGCCGCCATCGATCCGCTTGACCGTGCCGCCACCGATCCGCTTGACCGTGCCGCCATCGATCCGCTTGACCGTGCCGCCAGTGATCCACTTGACCGTGCCGCCAGCGATCCACTCGACCGTGCCGCCATCGATCCACTCGACCGTGCCGCCACCGATCCGCTCGACCGTGCCGCCACCGATCCACTCGACCGTGCCGCCACCGATCCACTCGACCGTGCCGCCAGCGATCCGCTTGACCGTGCCGCCATCGATCCGCTTGACCGTGCCGCCATCGATCCGCTTGACCGTGCCGCCAGTGATCCACTTGACCGTGCCGCCATCGATCCGCTCGACCGTGCCGCCATCGATCCGCTCGACCGTGCCGCCATCGATCCACTCGATGCAGGATTGGCCGGTCACGGTGACCGCGCTCTGACCGGTGTCTCTGATGTTGATCCACACACCACGCGGGGAATCGATTTTTACATCCTGTACCCCATCGGCGATGGCCTGATCCAGCTCGGCCTGCGAAACAACTACGCGCTCGCTCATGCCGTCACCTGGGCCGTCTTGGGTGTGCGTGGTTTCCGGGGTCGGGGTGACGGCTTCCGCGTCGGCTCGTCGTGGCGGCACACGATCGCCCCGTCCGGACCGTGTGCTTCGCAGCCGGGCTGGTGACCGGGCACCAGGGAGCACACGTATTCGCCGTCGATCTCGGCGGGCCAGCGGGCGGCGCACCGACCGGAAGGCCACTGACCGGGTGGGGGCAGCGGTTCCGGCAGCCACGCTAGGCCCTTGTCTGAGATCAGTTCCCGGGCAAGTTCCGCGCCGGCGGTGAATGCGCGTGCCCGTTCGGAGGACAGGTCGGCTTCGGATTGCGACACGAAGCCGGACGCCTGGCCGTCGGGGTCGAACAGCAGCACCGGCAGCCGGGACGCCGTAGTCGGGTCTGACAGCCGCCACGGGGGTGCGGGGACTTCGTTGCGGATCAACAAACGGTGCTCCTTCGGGACGGAGACCTCTTGTGCTTCCGGCTGAGTGGGCCGGTGAGTTACGCTGGCCATATCGGGCTTTCCTTCGTGAAGGTGGGTTGGGTCCGGTACTGAGGCTCTGACCGGCGGCAACCGGGCAGGGCCTCGCTCGTTTATGCGGGGAGAGCGGGCGGGCTGACACCTCCGAGGTGTTGGTGAAGCCAGCCCATGCCCTTCACCGTCACGCGGATCTGCGGTGGATCCAGCACGAGTTCGCCCGTGCGGGGGTGGTAGTGGCTCTGCGGGATCTCGGAGAGCCGGCCGGACTCGATGGCCGACTGGTAGCAGCGGTGGCGCTGGTCGATCTGCTGCCGGTAGATCCAGCGCAGGTCGCGCAGCACGGTGAACAGACGATCACGGCCCAGCTTGATCTGTGGGTCGCGGCTGAGGATCTTCGCCGCGTCGGCGACGCTGAGGTCACCGCTCGCGGTGGCGAGGACGTTCCACTGCTCGGCGGCCGGTTCGAGCTCGGCCACTTTCGCCTCAGCGGCGACCGCGCGGTCCATCTGGTCGGCGGCCAGGCGCAGAGCCTCTTGCAACGTCTGCGGGATCTCGTGGCGCTGAGCGGGCACGTTGGCTGGAGTCTCGCCGCGACGCAGCGCGGGCAGGACGTCCCGGTACACCCAGGTCTGGAAGCGGGACACCAAGTCGCGCACGGTCTCGTCGGAGATGCGGGCGGCCTGCCGCTGTCCGAGTGCCCGGTAGAACCCGGCCTCGGTCAGGTAGGTGGTCCGCTGGTCACCGCCTGGGGTACACGCTGTCGTGTACCCCTTCTCCTCGGCTGGGATGGTCTCCAAGAGTCGGTAGGCGTCTCGGATACCGAGGGCGTGGGCGACTTCCGGCGCAGACACGTGGAAGCCGTCGTTCGGGTGCGCGGTGACGGACAGGTTGAACTCGCCGTTGCTGAACGGCTGCACGACCAGGTCGCCGCTCATGCCGAGTCGTCCGAGCTGAGGAAGTCCTGGATCGCCGTCCGAGGTACCCGGTACTTGTTGCCTAGCCACTTCGCGCGCAGTTCCTTGGCCTTGATCAGTTCCAAGGCCTTGATGTAGGAGATGCCGATCTCGGTGGCGGCCTCGCGGACGCTGACGGTCTGGCAGGCGGGGGCGCTCACGCGGCACCGTCCTCGCAAGTTGCGTCCAGGCAACTTGCGTCTCCAGACACGAGAGAGGCAGGTGGGGCTTCGAAAACGTCCTGCCATGGCAGGTGGAGACGAAAAGCAAGTTTCATGGCGAACTTCTCGGAGATGGTGGTCATCTCGCCGGTCTCGATGAGACTGATGGCGTTCTGCGTCTTGTTGCACAGGGCGGCGAGTTGACGTTGGGACAGGTTGAGGCGTAGCCGTTCGCGGCGGATGCGATCGGGGTCGGTGACCCGCATGTAGCGCTCCTTGGTGACCCGCCGCCGTGTGGGCGGGCGTCGCTGGGGTTCCGCCATAGTGCCCTCCTGTTGTCGTTTTGACAAGTTGAGTATGGCCAACTTTTGCCACTCGTCAAGTGCACAAGACCCACTTTTGCAGCGCAAGCGGCCAGTAGAGTGCAACCAACTGTTGACGATCACTACTGCCTTTGGCCGCGCGGCCCGACACCAACGGGGGACCTGTGTCGAGACCTAGGACGTACCGGGACGTCATCGAGGCAGCTTTCAAGCATCAGAATGTGCGGTACGGGACCGATCTGGAGCGGATCGCCAAACGGGCAGGCTTCCCCCTCGTGTCGACGACGATCAACCAGATGAAGGCGGGCACCTACCACAGCCGACCCGAGCGGCCCACGCTGGAAGCACTCGCGTTCATCTCCGGACTGCCCATGCGGGTGATCCAGGAGGTGGCCGGTGTGCCGGTCACCGAGACACCTTTCGTGGATCAGCTCCCCGCCGACGTGGACCGGCTGACACCTCGGGAGCGGGACGCAGTGATCGTGCTGTTGCGGGTGCTGCTGGACCGGCCGGCGGGCGGGGCTGAGCCGGTGAATCCGTTGCTCACCGCGGGTGCCTCTGAGGCCGGCAAAGGCGGCGCCCCGCATAGCCGTGATGTGCCGACGACGACAGGGCCGAGTGTTGACAACGACGAAGCCACGGGTTACTGAGGTTCACTCAGTCGTGTGATAATTGTGACGCTCCGTTGATCGCGATTCACGCACAGTTAACCACGGATCGCGCCTGACCGGGGCCATGGTCCACACGAATCAACAACCCCGTGAACCGCGAAACCGAGCGTCCCGTCAGGTTGCCCAGCCGACCGGGCCAAGGCCACGATAGCCGCCCTGCTGACAAGTAGACGTGGCCGTCGCTAAGGAGTGGACCACCCATGCTGTTCCCGGCGCTACCCGACCCCGAAGACCTCACCGCCGCGGCCAGCTGGGTGCTGTCCCGGTTCCGCGCCGACGGCATCGACATCATCATCGATGCCGACATGGACACCCCCGTACTCACCTGCAGTCAGTCACGCCGCATCTGGCTACCTCGCAGCCAGTCCTTCCCGATCAGCCACTTCTGGGCGCTGCGCGCACGCCTGTTCCTCGAAGGCGGGGCCGCGTGGGCACCCGAGTTCGGCGGGCGCCCGAACAACGGCGGCACCCCGCTGCGGCTGGTCGCCTGAACCATGCCCGGCCGGCCGCCGCTGCCCGTGGGCACACACGGCTCCATCTCCGCCAAGAAAGTCGGCGGCGGGTGGCGGGCACGCTGCTACGTCCGCGACGCCGACGGGCGCCGACGCGAAGTCGTACGCACCGCGAGCTCGAAAACCGCGGCCTTGTGGGCGGTCCAGGAAGCACTCAAGACGAGGCCGGCGTTCTCCGGGTCCGACATTACCGCCGAGTCCCTGATCTCGGCGGTCGCCGAAGCCTGGTTCGCCGCCGTCCAGCGCGACGTGGACGAAGGCCAGAAGTCGCCCGGCACCTACCGCACATACCTCTCGGCGTGGACCAACCACATCGAGCCCGGCATCGGGGCGTTGCGCTGCCGGGAATGCACGGTAGCCCGCCTGGAGGGCTTCCTGGTGGAGCTGGGCGCCCGGAAGATGGCGTCAGGGCAGCGGAAGTCGGTCAAGACCGTCACCTCGGGGATCATCGGGCACGCCACCCGGCTCGGCGCGCTGCCGCTGAACCCGGTCCGGGACACCTCGAGGATCGTCGCCACCGCGAAACGCCGACCACGTGCGCTCACCGCACAGGAGATAGTCCAATGGTTGGACTACGTGCACGAGCGGGAGCAGCGCGCGGCGGGCACGTCCCGCCCGGACGTGCAAGATCTCTACTCGTTGACGTTGATGATGTTGGCGACGGGTGTGCGGATCTCGGAGATGCTCGCCGTCCGGGTCGAGGATGTGAGCCTGGACGAGGGCACGGTGAATGTGTCCCACCGGATCCGGCGGGTCACCGGGAAGGGGCTGCAGCGGGCCCGCCGTCAGGGCAGCAAGGGTGAGGCGGTGCTGCTGCGGCTCCCGTCCTGGGCGCTGACTCTGGTGAAACGGCGCCGGCTGGCCCTCGGTGGTACCGGCCCGCTGTTTCCCTCGACGGTGGGGACGTGGCGGGATCCTTCGAACACCTCGCGGGCGTTCCGGGTCGCCCGCGACGGCGCGGGGTTCAGTTGGATGACCACGCACAACTTCCGTAAGACCGTGGCGACCCTGCTGGACGACGCGGGTCTGCCGGCCCGGTTGGTGGCTGATCAGATGACTCACAAGAAGGTGTCGATGACTCAGGATCTCTATCTGGGGCGGGGTGTGGTGGGTGATCGCGCTGCTCAGGTGCTCGAAGCGTTGGACCCGGCACGGCGAATAAGTGGGGAATAAGTGCGTATCCGATCAGCTCAGACGGATCTTGCTAGACCTTGTTTCCGCTGGTAGATGCTCCTCCGACTGGACTCGAACCAGTAACCCTGCGAGATACGCTCCCCCGTTCCAGGACGTGCCGGTTACGTGTGCCGGACGTATTGGTCCTGTTCACCGCTCCCGGTACAGTCCCTGCCGTCGCGTACGTCTGACGTACCGGTTACGTGCCCCCGAGTTTGTGGGGAATAAGTACGGATCCGGCCAGAGTCCCGACCAGTCGTCCCTACGATCAATCGTAGAACCTGTGCTATCTTCGATCCATGAAAGATCGCGGATGGCCTAGCATGACCAACCGTGACGGAACCCAGCCTCCCCGCGCTGCCGTGGCTGGTCCGTCTCATGACGAGCGAGGCACCCTTGGACGACCTGTCGGACGCTCAAGTGGTCGAAGCGGTGGAACTGGCTCGACAGGCGAAGCTGGACGCGGAACGTCGAGCAGCCCACGAACTCCACGAACGCGGCTGGACGTGGGAGCAGATCGGGAAGTCCCTGGGAGTGGTCCAGTCCACGACCCACAGGTGGGCTCGGGAGTACCGCGAGCAGCGGGACCTCCCGGAGTAGTAACCGCCGAGTCCGCACCCCGTTTCGTCGAGGGCCGCTTGGATCTGTGGCTGGACGGAGAGTCACACTCCGTCTACATCGAGTCCTGCCCAACCTGTCTCGTCCTGATCCCCACCGACGCGCGGTCAGCGCACCTAGATTGGCACCGCCGCCAGGAGGTGCAGAGGTGAGCGACCGCAACGCGGCCCATCTGGGGGCGTTCACCTGCGTGCTGGTGCCGTTCCTGGTCTTCGGCGCCTTCGGTGCCTGGCAGCTCGCGGGGGCAACAGCGATCGGGCTGGCGGTCGGGCTGTCCCTCGGCGCCGGGTATCTGCACTACTACCGGACCAGACCGGCGCCGCGACGGGCCGCCGTCCAGGCCCCCCCGCAGGTGGTGGCCTGGTACCTCGACAAGGAGGCCGAGCAGATGACCGCCCGGATCCGCGAAGCGGCGGCGCGCCGGTGAACGCCGACCGGAACTACCCGCTACCCCGGCCCGCCGAGGCGGATCCCCGGTTCAGCTTCGGCCTGGCCTTCGACGTCGCCCGGGTGATCGAACAACACGGTTACCCGCCCGTCACGGCCGGGGCCGACCTAGTCGAGCTCCAACAGGCCCTCTTCGTTTTTCTTTATGCCGACCCGGAGACCTGATGGCGTGCCCCGGCTGCGGTGAGGAGCTGCGCCTGGACTGCCCGCTGTGCCCGATCAACCGACGTGAGAGTGACCAACCAATCGAAGGAGAGACACGATGACCCGACCGGGCGGGCTCGCTTGGTTCGGGGCCACCCTCGTTTGGACCGGTGCCGCCGCGCTCAGCTTCGCCGGCCTGGACGGGCTCGCCCGGTCCTGCTACATCTCCCCCGTCCTCGCGCCGCTGCTGCCGCTGGTGGTCGACGTCGGCGTCGCGGTGGCCGCCTGGGTGTGGCGGCGCGGTGTCAACCCCGACGCGGCCAGGCTCGCCGGGCGACTCACCTGGTCCCTGCTCGTTCTGACCGTCCTCGGGAACGGCGCCCACCTCGGCATGGAGTCGTCGCACATCCTCCCGCCTTGGTGGGTGGCAGCGGCGGTCGGGGCGATCCCTCCGGCGGTGGCCGGGGCTACCGCGCACCTGCTCGTCCTGCTGGGCCGGACCGATGTCCCCACAGTCAGCCCATCCGCCGAGGGATCGGATGGGCCACAGGCAGCTACCGGGGCGGTGGTCCCCCCGGCCGTCCCGGTAGCTCCCAAACAGGACAGCACGCCAGCGGGCACCGACAGTTCCACGAAGAGGTCGGCTGGCGCGGTCCGGGTCGAGCGGTCCCGCAAGCACAAGGCCGGCGACCACTCCATCTGCCTGCCCGGCAACTGCCCCGAGGCGCCGGTCAATGGTGCCGAGATCCGAGACGCGGTGATGGCATGAGGTTCAGGTTCCGGCAGAACCTGCGGCTGGGCCCGTTCGTCTGGCGCTTTAGCCAGTCGGGCTATACCGGCTGGGGCATCCAGATCGGCCGCTACCGGTGGAACGCCCGCACCGGCCGGCACAGCTTCGACAGCCCCGGAATTGGTGGATGGCAATGGGGCGGGAAGCGGAGACGCCGGTGAGCCGGAAGCGACGCACCGCGTTCCCCCGCAACCCGGCCAGCAGCCTGCTCATGTCCCTGCTGCGGCTGGTCGAGGCGTTCCGGCATGTCCGGTCGAAGGGGCAGACGACGCGGCGCCGAGCGGTCGCTCGGGCCGCCCGACCGCCTGATCGGTGCCCCACCTGCCGCCAGGACGTACCGCACTCGCCCGACTGGCGCGACCACGTCCATGACGACCTACCGGGCCGGGCACGACCGTCACACCAGTTCGGACGAGACATGGGGGCGAGATGACCACCACCGAGCACGAGACCGGGCAGGCCACACCGGAGCCAGAACCCCGACCGATCCAGCCGGACCTGGATGCGCCGATCCTGCCCATGTGGGCGCGGGACAAGGACACCTTCACCTCCACATCCCGGCAGCTACGCAAACGCACCGGCTACCGGGTGCGGAAGTTCCTGCTGCACCTCCCGGCCGTCGCGTTCTGGCTGCTCGGGATCTACCCGTGGCGCGGCCTGGCCCGCATCGTGGCGAAGCTGTCCCGTTACCTCTATGACTACGACTCCGCGATGGTGAGGCACGAGCACGCCGGCCGCGTCGAAACCGCCGAGTACGTCCGCGCCCAGAACGTCCGCAAGGCCAACCTGAAAGCCCGGTGGATGGTCGCCGGCACCGTCACCCTGGTCGTGGTCGGCCCGCCGTTGGCGTGGACGTTCCCGTCGGTGCTGTCCGGGATCTGCGGTGTCGCTCTCGCCGTGTGGATCATCAAGCTCATTCCCGGGCGGTCCATGTGGGAGATCGTCGTAGCCGCCGCCGCGGGGATCGCCGTAGGAGTGTTCGGGCCGGACGCGCTCGCCCTGATCCCTCGCCCCCCCGGCTGGGCCGTCACCGCCGTCCTGGGCGGCGGCTGGCTCGGGTTGGGGTTCCTCGGTCGCCCCGAAGGCAAGTCCCTCGTCAAGGGCACCACCATGGGCGAGGGCATCGTCATGCCCCTCAAAGCCCCGATGGTGCGGGAGGCGCTGTGCCAGCTCGGGATCTCCGGCATGAAGGAACCCGACCAGATCCGGTTGCTCCAGGACGCCCACCGCTACGGGCCCGGAGTGCAGATGGACCTCGATCTGCCCGTGGCGGCCACGCAGGTGATGAAGAAACGCGAGGAACTGGCAGCCAAGCTCAAGCGTGAGCTCGGGTGCGTGTGGCCGTCGGTCGGCACTCGGCACGCCGCGCACCTCGCGCTGTATGTGTGCGACGAGCCGGTGGTGAGACAACGCCAACGTGACTGGCCGCTGGCGAAGGGTGGGCGGGTGGACATCTTCCAACCGGTCCCGTTCGTCACCGACCGGCGCGGCGAATGGGTCGACGTCACATTCGTCCCCTCATCGGTCGTGATCGGGGCTTTGCCGAGGATGGGCAAAACCTGGTTGCTGCGGCAGGCGTTACTGGCCGCTGGACTCGACCCACGGACACGGGTCTACGCCCTCGACGGGAAAGGCACCGGCGACCTCGCTCCGTGCCGGCTGTTCGCACACTTCCATTCCTCCGGTGAGGACCCGGAGGAGGTGGAAGAACGGGTGTTGCCGATGTTGCGGGGGCTCCAGGACGAACGCCGTCGTAGGGCTCGTTTCATCCGGGATCTACCGCGCGAGGAAGCCCCCGAGTCGAAAGTTACGTCGGAACTGGTGGACCGTTACCCGCACCTGGCGCCGATCGTCCTCGGAGTCGACGAGAGCCAAACTTACTTCGGTTACGGCATGCCGAAGAACCGGGCGCACAAGGCGGTGCGTGACGAGATCATCGCCCTTGTAACGGACCTGGTGAAGCTGGGTCCAGCGCTTGGGTTCGTAACGATCCTGGCAACGCAGAACGTGTGCGAGGAAACGATCCCCCGCCAGATCGGCACGAACGCCGCGATCCGTTTCGCGTTGAAGTTGTTCGACCACGTAACGAACGACCAGGTGATGGGCACCGGCGCCTACAGCAAGGGTGTCGATGCAACGGTGTTCGATATCGATGACAAGGGCATCGCGGTGATGCGCGCCGACGGCAGCCAGCCGCAAGTGGTCCGTTCGGTCGCCGGCTTGGACGCGATCCGCTCGGAGCGGATCGCCGAGCGGGCACGGGCGCTGCGGCTTTCCCTGGGCAGGTTGACCGGCGAGGCTGCCGACCAAGTCATGGACGACGAGGCCCGCCAGGTGGTGCTGCTCGACGACGTCCGGGAAGTGTTCGGGCAGGTCGACGCGATGCACCTGTCCGACCTCGTTGCCGGGTTGGCCGAGGTGCGACCGGAGCTGTACGGGCACCTGGATGTGTTCAGCCTGGGGAAGTTGCTGCGTTCGGCAGGCGTGAAGGTCGACAACGTGCACGTGGCCGGGAAGCCGCGGGAGGAGTCGTCTCGGAAGGGTGTGAAGCGGGAGTGGCTGGACGTGTCCGCGACGGAGACCATCGGGGAACCGGACGACGAGGCGGAGGAAGGGTGACCCCGAAAACGGGCGCGACCTGCGCTTTCTTACTCCCGGAATTCGAGCCCTTTCGAACATATAGCGGTTTGAATTCGCCGTTTCCGCAGGTCAGCGCTTCCGGAAGGTGCTTCCTGACGCGGAAGCACTGGAAGGCATCCGAGCTGCACAAATACCCGAAATTCGGCATAAGCACCAATATGTACAAAGGATTTGCGCGATGAATGAGCTGGTTTCGACGCTCCCCCGCCCGGTCATCCACGCCGTCACGCCGGCCCTGGGGTTGGACCGGGACGAGATCCGGGACAAGTGGCTTCAGGCGAAGTTCCTGCTGTCAGGCAGCCACAACACCGTGGCCGCCTACCGCCGCGACATCGCGCTCTACTTCGCCTGGTGCGACCAGCAGCGCCTGCTGGTGTTCGAGGTGTTCGCCCCGGACGTCGAGACCTACGTGGTGGCGCTCAAGGCGAGCGGTCGGGTCGAGACGACCCTGTCCCGGATGTTGACTTCGGTGTCGTCGTTCTACATCTACGCGGCGCGGCACACGGCCGGTGCTGTGGTCAACCCGGTGGTGCTGGTAACGCGGCCGAGGGTCAGCGTGGACTCCCCAACGCTGGGCCTGTCACGGGATGAGTTGGGTGCACTGTTACGGGCCGCTCAGGGACGCGGGGGGCGTGACCACGCCATGCTGTCGGTGTTGGCCGGGACCGCGGTCCGCGTTACTGAGCTGTGCCGGGCCGACACGTGGGACGTGACAACAGCGTCCGGGCGTGACGTCCTGCGGGTGACTCGGAAGGGCGGGAAACACGGCGTGGTGCGGATGCCGGCCGAAACGGTCCGCGCGGTACGCGCCTACACCGGCGACCGCAACGGCCCACTGTTCCTGCTCAACAACGGCAGGCGGATGACTCGGCGGGCGGTGGCCTACTACCTTGAGCTGTGCGCCATCGAGGCCAAGCTCGGGAAACGGATCTCGCCGCACTCACTGCGGCACACAGCGGCAACGTTGACATTGAACGAGGGAGCCAGCTTGCGTGACGTCCAGCTGCTGATGGGTCACGCTCGACCGGATACCACGGCCCGCTACGACCGGGAGCGGCGCGAGCTGGAGAACCCGGCGGCGGACGCGCTCGCTGAGGTGCTGGCAGGTGTGGCGTGAGTCCCCTCGTTCCTGCCCTGACCCTGCTCCTAGCGGCCTGCGCCACACCAGCGGCTGGCCCGGTGACGGATGCGGTAGTGGTCCGGGTGGTGGACGGTGACACCGTAGCCCTGACCGGCGGGGAGAAGATCAGGATCCGCGGTTTGGACACCCCCGAAACCAGGAAGCCCGGCGTACCGGTGCAGTGTTTCGGCCCGGAGGCCACCGCCTACGCCCGCCAGCAGCTACTGGGTCGGCGGGTGCGGCTGGTGACCGACCCGGGTGACCTACGGGACCGGTACGGGAGGCTGGTGGCAGAAGTGTGGGTCGACGGCCGGTCGTACGCCGAGGATGCTGTACGCGCTGGCGAGGGCCGCGCCTATCTGTACAGCCGGAGGCATCCGGCGAGCAACTGGGCTGATATCGAGGCCGCGCAACGCGAGGCCCAGGCGGGGCACAAAGGTTTGTGGGGAGCGTGTCCGACACGTTGAACGACGAAAGGTGGCCCCCGACCCCACCGCGAGCGGGTAGCTCGAGGTAGGCCGGGGGCCGGGGTGCCGACGCCGGGGCGCCTTGTCGGGGTCGCGCCGGGCGTCGGCGGTTTCTGTCGGGGTCAGGTCATAGGGTGGTGGACTTGTCGCCTGGCATGAGTAGCTCGGGGATCTGGGTGAACTTCCAGGTCTTGCCGTCGTCGGAGGTGAACACCCAGAACACGTCGAACCTGCTGGACGGCCACGACTTCGGCATGGACGGGCTGATCTTCCCGAGGCCTTTGCAGGTGTCGATGATGGCGCTGTGCTCTAAGCACACCATGGTGACGTCGAGCCGCGCGGCCAGCCACGGGCCGAGGACCTTGTAGTCACGTTCGGCGTCGTAGCGAAGGTTCAGCGGCAGGTGTCCCCGGTCAGCCAGGGGCTGCATGGTCTGTCGGGGCCGTTCGGACGGGGTGCCGCCTTTGGATGCGATCAACCGGTCGGGGTGCCACAGCCCGGCCGGGAGCTGGCCGCTGGTGAACAGGTCGGCGAGTGCTTCGGCGCGAGCTCGGCCGGCGGCGTTGAGGGTGTGGTCGCTGGCGTCGGACGGCTTCTCCGCGTGGCGCAACACGATCACGACGCGCTTCGGGCGGGACGGGGTCGGGGCGGGCGCGGGGGCCGGCTGCCCGCTGCCGGCGGTGACCGGGACTCCGACCGAGCCGTACCCGGGGCCAACGACGTTGTCGTCTAGGAAGGTCACCCCGGTCGACGCGGCGGTCACCTCGAGGACGTGGTCCGAGGAGCCGACGAACCGGTTCCGGGTGATGACGAAGTCCTGCACACCGTCCAGCTTGATGGCCTGGTTCCAGCTGTCGCCGATCTCGTTGTCGGCGATGAGCCAGCCGCTGGGCTTGCCGGTGCCGCCGGTGTTGCCGCCCTGGCCGGCGCCTTCGACCATCAGGAACTGGTGGATGCTGGGGATCTTGGGGTCGCGCTTCGGGTTGGCCGGGCCGGTCGCCTTGTTGCCGACGATCTCCCAGTCCTTGCCGGCCTTCGGGTGCGAGGCGCTCACCCAGTGCTGGATGAAATCCGTGTGGGAGCCGCCCGGATCGTCGGTGACGAAGTTGACCGCCGAGTTGTAGCGGAGCTTGGCCCGCTGCCCGAACCCGGTGATGGCGTTCAGGTCCCCATCGCCTGAGGGCTTGACCCCGGCGAGGTCGTTGTTCTGGATCGTGACGTCGTCGCCGTCGAACATCACGCTGTACTGGTTGAGTGCGGCGACCCGGTAGTTCTGCACGGTCACCCCGGACGCTTTGACCGTGACGTGGCCGCAGGTGTGCCCGCCACCGTCGTACACCCCCGGCTTGGTGATGGTGAGCGGCGCGATGGTGTCGGCGGTTGCGAGGACCGCCCCGGGCGGGGTGGCGATCCCACCGACACCGAGGGTCTGGGCGGGGGGCGGGACTGGAGCGGGCGTGCCCGGTGCGATGAGTGGGCCCGGATAGGCACCCAGTCCCGAGCGGACGTTGCGGGCAAGAATCTCCCCGTACTCACTGGCCGCGTCCGTCTTGGCGTTCGACTGGAGATAGTTCAGCAGCTTCGCGTACGTCTTGCTCGACTGCGGCATCTTCGCCGTCGTCAGGATCGGCACGCCGTCTCGATAGATCGTCGGCATGCCCTTGACGATCCCGAGCGCGAGCACGAACGCCTTGTTCAGCGCGTGCGGGACGAGCGGTTGCCCTTTCGCACTGCCTCCGACGCGCTGGGTGAGCTCGTAGCCGCCCGAGGTGTTGCGCTGGTAGATGACCTCAAGTAGGTCGTTCCTATCGTCGTGCAGCTGCAGCACGCACATCTGCGGCTTCTTCGCCGGGAGCCGGGTCGGCATCAGCTCGTACTCGAACCAGCAGTCCAGGGTCTTCGAGTCCCAGGCGGCCTCGTCGCTGCTGCCCGGCTTCATCTGCCGCAACTCGCAGCGGGGGTAGGTGCTGCCGCTGGTCGTTCCGGCGTTCACTGACACCCGGACCTGGGCCCAGTCGCCCGCGACGGTGAACCACGGGGCGAGCTCGAACTTGGCCAGGTCTGAGGGCCGGACCTCCTGGATGCCCGATTTGCCTGGAACGCCCAGTTGCAGTTTCCATCCGCCGGTGATGCCGAGGACGTCAGCGGGCTTCGGCACGGGGGGCTCCCTACAAGCTCAGGTGGAGTTGCTCCGAGATCGGCGAGTCGGTGGCGACGCGCTGGGTGGGCAGCAGGACTACTGCGCGTTTCATTGCGGCCAGTTCGCGCTTACGCGCGTTGATCTTCTCGCGCTTCGCGGCGACCAACATCCGCTTGCACGGGACGCACTGGCGACCGCCGGTCTGCTTGATGATGTAGACGTTCTCCGGCGACAACTCGTGGCCGCGAATGCAGAACTGCTTGCGCCAAGGTCGGGATGTCAGGTTGTCGGACCTGGTCATCGGCTTAAGGTGGGCCGGGTTGACGCACTGGCGGTGTGTGCAGATGCGCCAGTCTTGGCAGCTCAGGTCCTGGTCGTGGCACAGGTGGCCGACGTCGTGGCCTTCGGGGACCGGTCCGATGAAGTACTCGTATGAGCGGACGTGGGCGTTCGTGTGCCTGCCCGTCACGCCGTAGCGGCTCTGGTTGACGAACCCCGGCCACGGCCAGCACCCGTTCTCGTCGGGTACGACCCTGGCAAGGTGCTCCTCGAATGACAAGTTGCGCTTCGGGAGCTCGCCGAGCGTTCCCCAGCGACGCCGGCTACACCAGCAGTTATGGCACAAGCCTCGGCCGCCTCGGCCCTTGAGTCTGCTGCGAGGTAGTCCGCAGTCCAAGCACGGGTTATCGTTCGGCATGTCGGTCTCCTGGTGAAGTCAGGTGCTCCGGCAGCTCAGGGGGTGTGTCCAGCACCCTCTGAGCCCTTAACTCTTATTATCCCAGCTCAGATCAGGTTTCGCGCGTCACTGGGCGATCAGTACAACCGCTTGTCGCGGATCTTGGTCAGCCACGCTTCACCCTCGCCGTCGATCATCGGACGCGTTCGATCTGGGCGAACATGGCCGACCCGTCGGGGAAGGTGACGCGCCGGAACGTGGCGTCGGCTGAGCGGGCGAACGCCAGGTGCACCGTGTAGTCCGGCCGGGGTGCCTCCTCGGACCAGGACAGGCCGGGGGGCAGATCATCCGCCTCGACGTGCTTGCACCGCCAGGACAGCATGGTCAGTACCAGTGGTTGCGGCCGCCGAGCGGGCGACCCGAGGCGCCGAGCGCCCAGAGGATCACGCCCACGACGAGAAGGAGAACGCCGATCTGATAGAGCAGGGAGATCCCCAGAAGGGCGCCGAGGACGATCAACAACACACCTAGCAAGATCATAATTTGTCCCTGACTTTCAACTCGCGCTTGATGCGGCTAATCCGTTCCCGGCCCACTCCGAAGCGGGCTCCGATCTCATCCTGTTTCAGGCCTCCTGTAAGCAGGTCCCCTATTGCGCTCACCTGCTCGGCGGTCAGCCTGACTGGCGGCTGACGCCGATTCGGGATCTTGATTCGCGCCATGATCAGGCGGTACTGCTCGTCGGCGACCGCATCGAAGTCGAATGGCGCACTCTCGTCGGGCCTGTTTTTGCGAATGTTGAATGCGTAGAGGCAGGCCAGGCACCGGCGGTGACCGTCAGGGTTATTACGAAGGTTCGGCGGGATGAGCCGATGGCTACGAGGGCAGCACGAGATTCGAGTCTTGCAGTGCGTGCCGTGCTGGACGGAATCCAGCTTGTTCGCAGAGGGGGTGTCCCAACGGAGGTTCGACAGCCGGTTGTCGGTCCCGTCGCCGTTGCTGTGGCAACCCTCCATGCCGGGAGGCCGAGGCCCCGCGAAGGTTTCCAGGACGAGCTGGTGGACGTAGCGGGTACGCGCCACTCCGTCCCTGGAGAGCTGGATCTTCATGTGCCCCACCGAGGTGGCGCTCTTCCCGGCTAGGGACTGCCGCATCATCACGCCGGCGCATCGCCGTTCGACCCCGTTCCGCATCATCACTATGCGGTCGATACTGCGGACGTGGCCTTGATCGGACACCTCGTAGAGACCTTCCCACCCGGGAAGGGCCCGCCAGCGCGCGCACGGGATAGTCTCAGCCATGTCAGCCTGCTTCCATCAGGTTGGCGTTCAGCTCGGGCGGTGCTACCAACACCGTCCGAGCCCTTACTTGTTATTCTCCCAGGTCAGACGTGGTTTCGCCTGTCATTCGGCGATCAGTGAGCGCCGCTTATCGCGATCTTGAAGCGGTCAGCCACCGACCCGGTCGAGCGGCCCGAACGCGGCCGGAGCGACGACCTGGGTCCTCAGGTACCAGGCGACGGCGGACTCGACGAGGACCATCGATCCGGCCTGGATCTCGGGTGACACCTGGAATCGCCACGCCAGCGCCAGCGCGATCAGCGCCTTGAGCAGTCCGGCCACGAACGGCGCGGCCTTCTCGGCGGACACGGCGGCGGCGGTGGCGAACCCGAACGCGGCGGTGAGCGCGGCGATGAGGGCGCCGTTCTGCTCGCCGGTCAGGTGCAGGATGGGGGTCAGGAACACCAGCACGCCGGAGGCCAGCTGCAGCCACTGCGCGGGCTCACGTTTGAAGAGCATGACATGTCCTCCAGAGGATGTGGCGGTGGATGTGGATGGCGAACGCGGTGGTCCCGGCGTAGCCGAGGGCGAGGATCGCCGGTAGGACGTGCGGGATGCGGGAGATGTCGTCGGTGGCGGTCGGGTGGCAGCGGCGGGCGATCGCGCGGTGTTCCGCCACCGCGAACGCGGCCGCGTATCCGGTAGCGATGGACGGCCAGACCAAGTGGCCGAGCCTGCACGGTGGCCGCACCGGGTCAGGCCTCGAGTTTCGCGGCGAGCGCGTCGACCTTGGCGGTGAGCGCCTTGACCGCTGCTTCCACCCGGTCGAGCTGTACCTGCTTGTTGTGCAGGTCGCCGCGGGTGTCCTTGTCCAGCTGGTCTTCCTTCGGCCAGCGGGCGCGGGCCGCGGCTTCGAATTCGGCGCTCAATTCCGTCACTCCTCCGGTAGGTGTCTTCGTGACGATGGCTAGGACGCGGGCGCACTCAGCCTCGGACTTGATCACTTCCGTGTGCATGGGGTCAGTCCGGCTTCCCCGGACCCCACCGTGCGCCGGGTCCCCGTAGTCGCCACCCCAACGCAGGCAGCCCTGGGCATCCGCGAGGATCCGGTGGATGGCGGCGATCTGCGCGACGCTGAAACTGGCGCGAGCCGGGGTGCCGAGCCCGTGTGCCGGCGCGTTCAGGTCTATGGCGGTGCCGCTTGCGTGGTTGGACAGCGCTCCGCCGCCTCGGATGTCGCGGTAGGCCCATCCCCAGCTCCAGCCGTCGTGCAGCGGCTCCACTTCGCGGTGCCAGCGGGCGGCGAACCAGATCAGCAGGTCACCGGACGGGCCTACCCGGACGGGGATGCGCACGCTGGTCCCGGGGACGGTGACCGTGTGGATGTTCTGGCGGGCCGGGGACGCCGCGTAGCCGTTCTGCGAGATAGCGATCGGTCGGCCCTCCCTCGGGCATGGCAGAGACCACCCAGGGACACCGGGTGGTGGGGTTGCGGTCGGCAGCGGGTAGCTCAGGGCGCGCTGTGCGGCCCAGAGAGGCGGGTCAGCCCTCGGGCCGCACCTCGCCTCGGAAGGTGGTTCGACGGTCGAGGTCGGTTCCCAGCTCGCGGATGAGGTATGGATCGTTTCCAGGTGCATGGGAAGGCGCGTAGGGACGGACGCCGTCGATCTGGAAGAACTCGGCGCATTCGTGGGACTCGACCAGCCGGAACTGCTCGAACAGCCACCGCCGCCATGATCTCTCGTCGTAGGCGGCGGGCGGCACAGGGAACAGGTGATTGACCCGGATCGGCTCGTCGGGACGGTAGGTGTTCACGGTCTTCGTGGTGATCGTCAGGGTGAGCCCGATGCTGCCCTGACCGCGATCGAGGTCGGCCAGCTCGACCGCCCAGCCAGGCCGATATGTGCAGCGGCGGACCAGGTCGGCCAGCTCCAGAGGGAACGGCGCCTGGTTGGTATTGACCGGTAGCACGTGCGCTCCTTCGGTTGGCCGGAGAGGGTGGGCAGGGCCGCCGGATCGCAGTCGGCGGCCCTGCCCGGTCGGTCAGCCGCCCTCCGGAGCCGGCTCCGGCTCGGGAGCCGGCTCCGGGGAAACGCCCTCCACGATTTGGTCGGCCTCGTCGATCGCGGCCTGGTCGATCGCGTCGTCCGCGGCGATCGCGTCCGCCACAGCCTGCGCCTTGACGGCGTCGGCCTCTTCGAGCGCCTTCTCCAGGAGCGCGATCTTCGCCTGCTGTGCCACGTAGCCGTCGGCGAGGCGACTGATGTCCTTCTTCAGTTCGGTGACGTTCGCTGCCATTTTCTTGATCTCCTTCAGGATGGTCTCGATCCCGGACCGGATGGCCCCGGAGTCGCTGAGGTGCTGCCGCCACAGCAGACGCAGGTCGCCCTGTGTCGCCGGCCAGCAGTCGGGGGGATGCCACCCAGGGGACGGTGGCGAGGATTCATTGGGGTGGTGGGGCATGGTGCTCCTTCGAGGTCGGGTTGGGCACACCGTCACCGCGGCGGCGGCCAGTAGGAACGCGACCAGGACGAGGACGGCGAGCACGGTGCCCACGGTGCCCACGGTCGCCCACCACCCGTTCATGTGTGGAGCCGTAGTTTGGTCTTGACCGGCCCGAGGTTGACGTCGCCGCCCACGTCGACCTTTGGCACGACCTTTGGCACGGCGCGGGTGACCGAGCCGAGCAGGCTGCCGCCGCTGCTTTTGGTCTTTCCGCCGCTGGTCTTGGTCTTGGCCTTGCTGGTGTTCGTGCGCGGTGCGTGGACGACCTGCCGCCGGACAGCCGGCCGTTGGGAGGGTGTCGACTGGTTGGCCGTGGGGCGGACCACCGCGACAGGTTCGGGCACCGGCGGCTCCGGTAGGAGGCCCAGCGGCCCCAACGAGGTCGGTTTCGGGCTGCTGCTGCGGCCGGGCACGATGGGGTCGGTGCAGTGCAGTACGTCGGCGTGGACGTGGCGGATCGTGGTGAATGCCTGCTCGTAGGCTTCCCGCGCCGGGCCTTCGGTCCGTGAGTTGGGGTCGTAGGAGCCGAGGAATATGCCGAACAGGGGGCAGAGGACTTCGGCGCGGGTGCGGTCCTGCTCGGCGACCAAATCCGAGATTTTGATGTATCCGATGAGCATCGCCCCGGACAGGATCAGGTCCAGGACCACCAACGCGACCATCCACCGGATCTTCACAGTGGTCTTCCACGCCTTGTGTTTGACCTCGCCGGCCAGCCCTTCGAGGGCGTCGGCCTGACTCTTCGACGCCGCCGCCAGCCGGGCCACCTCGGCGGCCAGCTCCACCGCCACCACCGCCAGCGTGCGGCGGCGTTCACTTTCCTCCGGGGTCATGGCTACGGCTCCTGGTCTACGTCGTCGTCCAGGTCGAACTCGCGCTGCAGCTCGGTCAGGAAAAAGTTGAGCCTGTCGATCACCGCCATTGCCTGGGCCCGCGTCGTCGCCGACTGTTGGAGCAGTTCGTCGCCGACGAGTTCCCGATCCATGACCATCACGTCGGCCCCCGCCGCGTCGCCTTCGCCAGTAGCTGCCCCATCAGCTCGGTGGCTTTCACGACCGCCGGGAGGGTGGAGGACTGCATCAGATCGTTGAGGCGCCGCACCTCGGCTTCGGCTTTGTCGGCGCGTTCCCGGTGGTGGTCGGAGTTGGCTTTCTCCCGCGCCCACAGTTCCCGTACTGCCCACAGCAGCGCGGCGGCGAGGATCCCGATACCTCCGTAGGACACCAGCCCGGGGACGGGTTCGGAGGCTTCGGCGAGGGCGACGGCGGCCAGGTACAGCACCCCTAGGCCCGCTGTTTGGTTTCGCGGTCGGCGTCGAGTCCGGTGCCGACGTCGTAGAGGACCAGGCCGTGCCAGCCCATTGAGCTGAGCGCCAGGACGAGGTCGCCGTAGGGCAGCGCGACGGCGGGCGTGATCGACGCTACCGCCGCGAACAAGAACACCGACCACACGACCATGCCGATACCGGCTCCGGCTACCGACCACCCGAAACCCATCAGGGTGGTTGCCGCCAGCAGCAGCAGTCCACACCAGAACGTCATCCCGCCGGTGGTCAGGTGCAGCCCGCCGTACAGGATGTTGATCAGGAGTAGCCAGGTCAGCCAGTGTTTCCTAATTGGATCAATGCTCGCCCACACCGACATCCGCTTCGGGACGTTCATGGCCGTGCGGTCTGGTCGGACAGCGGGGTCTGGGCTGCCAACATTGGTGTGACCTCATCCTTTTCGGGGCCGCGCGGAGTACTCGGTCAGTGCCCCTTCAGTGCGAGGTAGGTGGCCAGTGCTGTGGCGGCGAAACCGATCAGGTCGTCGTGCTGGCGTTGCATGTGCTCGCGCAGCGTGTCGATGGTCCAGCCGCTCGTCGTCCCGTCAGACACCGCGACCCCCCAAGGACGTCGAACCCAGGTTTAGGTGTCGGACGTGTCGTCGGTGGCGCCCAACACGAGCCGGATCAGCAGAAAACCCACTCAGTCAGAACCATTCGATCGGCACCCGGAAGAACTCCTGGCCACTGGCGCGGAGCAGGTACAGCCACTCGAACCCGGAGGGGGCTCTGGCGTAACAGGCGCGATGTCCGTCGTAACCGGCGGACGCGCTGTAGGGCAAGAACGGCCCTGCGTCGAGCTGTCCGGTGACGAGGTCAAGGACGTAGGTGCGCTGGCTGACCTCCTTCTGAATCCACAGTTTCCGCCGCGACGGCAGCAGACACGTACTCGCCCCAGTGGTGAAGGTTTCGCCAGCGGCGAGCGTAGTAGGTGTCGACCAGGTGTTCAGCCCGGCGTCGTACAGGAACAGAGTCGCGGAGGCCGCCCCCTTCAAGCAGTACAACCGGAAGGGTCCCGCGACGTTGGGCGGGATCAGCTCAGATCCGCCGGATGGCCCGGAGGGAAGCGCCGCCAGAGATGTCCAGCTCACCGTTGTCGCGGTCACGCGGCCCGCGCCACAGTCAGGTGCCGGTGGTGTCGTCGACCTGGCCGAGCAGGGCGCGGGCAGCGGCCTCCGTCATCAGCTCAGGCTCACCCGTCCGCTGCTTGTCGACACCGAACCGGGTCACCAACCACAGCTCGCCGTCCTGACGTAGCCGCAGCCACCCGTCTCCGAGGTCGATTTCGGCGTGGGCGCCGGCGCAGCACTGGTGGGGGCGGGCGCCCGGCCGGGGGGTTACCGGGCAGATCGGGGTCTAGCGGAGGCTGATCGTCAGGGCCGAAGGTCTGAGCGTAGCCGTTACCCGGCGGCACCGGCCCACGCCAGGACCACGGGGGTCACCCATCCGGTGTTTCCCGCGCCGGACAAAGGCATTCGCTGTCAGCCGCTGAGGATCGCGCTGATGGCCTGAGCGGTGCGGGTGCCGACGACGACGTGCCCGAACGGGGTGGGGTGCACCGAGTCGGTGTCTCGGCACACATCAGCGGTGCCGTTCGCGGCTTGTAAGCCGATCCCCCCGGTGCCGGTGAACCACGACGTGAACGGAGTGACCGTCGCCCCGGACGAGTGGTTGTAGACCAGGGCGGGCACAGTGAGGGTGTAAGGCCCGGAGCCGGACACGGCGGACACGGTGCGGGCCTCGCCGTTCGCCCCCGAGTCGATCACCAACTGTTGTCCGACCGCGTACGTCGCGACCGTGCTGATCGTAGTGGCGCCGATCGACGCGGCCGAGCTGAGCGTCGTCGCCATCGAAGGGGTGAAGTTCAGCGGCTCGATCAGCGGCACCCTGCCCTTGATCTTCGGGGCGACTTCGGTGGCGGCTTGGCGGATCGCCAGCGCCGCGTCCATGAAATCCCCCGCCCGGGGGTCGGCGGTGGACTGTTGTGGCTGCCCGGAGATGGCGTACGGGCCGACCACGAATATCCGCGCCGTGGGATAGGCGGCGACCAGGTCGAGGATGAGTCGACGCAGCTCGGTGTAGAGAGCCGAGGATGTGTAGGCCGCGCTAAAGACGGCGCGATCGTTGGTGCCCAGCGCGAGCACCAGGTTGAATGGCAGCGGGTTGCCGTTGCCGTCCTTCGGGACGTTTGGGTCCAGTGCCCCGTACCAGCGTTCTTTGAGTTTCCAGCCGCCGGTGAGCCCGGAGAAATCCACCCCCAGAGTGGCTGTCGAGGATGCGGCGGCACCACGGCCGATGAGGAATATGTTGCCGAAGCTGTTGCTCATCAGGCTGCCCATAACGGAGAACACCCCCGACCCGAACGCGGTGTCCGCCGCGGTCTGCACGGCGGACGCGAGCGCGTTGTAGGCGATCGCCGCCGTGGTGACACCGTTCCATGTGATGGTCCAGGTCCCGGCGCTACTGCCTCCCGTCAACACCCACGCGTTGGCGGGGGGAAGCAGTCGGTCTCTTCCGGTCAGGGCGCTGACGGAGCCGTCGTTGAGGTACCCGGTGCCGGGGATCAGCGCATCCACAGCCAGCGACCAGCCCAGCAGCCGACAGGCGTGCCCTGAGGATGAGTCCACTATGCCCGCGGTGCCGCCGGTGCCGTAGGAAATGGAGTCCCCCACCCAGACGGTGGGCGTTCCCAGCGCCGGTGGGGTGGGGGTAACGGTGTCGATGGCGGCGGTGTAGCAGCCGAAGATCTGGGAGTTCGCGGTTTCCACGCGGTAGGTGCGCATCCGGCGTTCCCCCGCCCAATCCAGCGAGACGTACTGGCCGCTGCTGGTGGTCAGCAGATCCACCCGGTGCAGGGTGATGGCGAACGTGGATGTGGAGTCCGGGGCGGTGGTCCACGCGCTGGTGACGGTGGCGACCTTCGTCGAGCCGGTGTAGGAGGCGGAGGTGGCGCCGATCTGACGGACCTGCCCGGTACCCGTCCCGCCGGTGATCTTCACCCAACGGGTGGCGTAGAACCCGTTCGTCGCCGAGGCTCCCGAGTCCAGGGTGATCGTGGTGGAGCTTCCGGCCTGGGCGGTCCCTGAGCGGATCGCTTGGCCCACCATGAGCACTTCCGCGCCGTCGACGAGAACCCGAGTCCACCCAGGATCGTTGGCGCTGATGTAGACGCTCAGATAGGGGGCGTCGCAGAGAAACTCGGCGGTGACCGACCCGAACCCCGTGTTGAGCTGCGAATAGCGGGCCTTCACCGCGAGCCAGAACGGGGAGGAGACGTTAGAAGACTTCGCCAGCTGCCCGCCACCGAAGGTGTATTCGGCGGTGTTGAGTGCGTACCGGTCGGTGGCGCCCCCGGTCGCCCCGGGGTGGTTGGTCACGATCCCCGACGTGGTGGTCCCGGAGGTGGTGATGGTGGGGGTGGCGGTGACCGGGGATTTGCGGGACGGCACGACCTGGCCGAGGGTCCGCGAGGCCACCGCGATCGGCCCGTCGTAGCGGGCCGAGGCGCTCACCTGGCTCAGTGCGGGAGGGTCAAGTAGTCCCATCAGGACACCACCAATCCGGGTTGCGCCGTGACCGCACCCGCGCCGTCACGGGTCACCGCCGTCTGAGCGATCGTCTTTGTGGGTCCGGACGCGGGGATGTAGGTGACGTGGTAGGCGTCGATCGCCCCGGGGAACGCGGTGGACGCGGTGTCGGTGGTGAACGTTCCGGTTGACCCGTCCGGCCACACCACCGACGCGGTGGTAATGGCCTCGTTGGCGTCGCGGGTAGCCGACACCAGTCGGAACGCCTGGGCGTAGGCCCACGCCAGTAGATGGGTGTTCAGGACCGCGCCATAGCGCGCATCCAGGGTGGCCAACGGCTTCACGTTCAACATCGGCTGGTAGTCGGTGCTGAACGCCTGGTAGGTGACGAACTCGCCGCTACTACCGCCCGGGGCGAGACTCGGTGTGACCGAGGCGCTCCCGACGATGGTGTAGCCGGCCGGCGCGGCGATCGTCGGGGCCGTGGTACCGGTCTTCCACCGCCACCCCCACGGGCCACCAGCGGTGGGGCCGGTGACGATGAAGGTGCCGCCCGATGTGTCGATGACGACGATCTCGTTGGGCTGAGCGGTGTAGCTCGCGGTCTTTGTGGCGGTCTGAGTGAACGAGGTCTGTTTGGCGTTCAGCGCGGTCTGCTGAGCGGTCGAGACCGGTTTCGCCGAATCCGCCGTATTGTCGGTCGACCCGAGCCCAACATCACCCTTCACCAGCCCCATAGGTGAGCTGATGACCGGCGCGGTCAAGGTCTTGTTCGTCAGGGTCGCCGTAGCGGAATTCTTTGCAATATCGCTGGTGTTGTCGACGTTCCCGAGACCGACATCAGCCTTGACTAGGGCTAGAGCGGGTTTCAACGCGGCCATGGTGAGGGTGTTCCAGACCCCGGCGACCCGCTGCAACAGTGACCCGTCAGCGGGTACCAGCGCGGCGATTGCGGTCAAGTCCGCGTCCAGTGGCTGTGCGCCACTACTCACGCCAGCGATCAGCGCCCGGATGTCCGTGTGCGCGGTGCCGGAGCTGTTATGGGCGGTGACTTTCGCCGCCGACCCGGTGGGGGTTTCGATGGGAATCTGCGCCACAATCAGTCTCCCGCTGGTTGAGTGAGGATCAAATGGCCGTCCGCGTCCAGAGACGCGACCGCGGCCTCGTCCGGCACCGCGCCAGCCGAGTCGTAGTAGGGGTTCCCGGACGGGTCGATGCCCCAGTTGGAGGTGAGCGTGACCACCCACTCGCCCGCGGTCAGGGTGGGCGGCCCGAGATGACCGGACGAGGCGTCGCCCGCCGGGCCCGGTGGGCCAGCGACAGGCACCACGTGAGCCCCGGCCGGGACTGGGGGCCCCATCACCAGCCGTGGCGTCGTCGGCGGCCGGATAACCAGCCGCCCAGGCAGATCAGACATCCCTCAGACCACCCGACATCTACCGGTGTCCCACAGAAGATCAGCCGGACCTAGCTCGTAGTGCAGCCGCACCCTCTTCGGCGGCCCGGCCGCGATGACCGCACCCACCAAGATCTCGTCGACGTTCCAGCGGGCGATGTGCGGATCGGCGACGTCGATGGTGGCCCGCCACGCGACCGGCGGGTCCAACTCGGGGAACCGCAGTTCGATCCACGCGGCCGGGTCGAACGGATCGCCGTCGGAGGCGACCTCACCGACGAAGTCCGCGTCGGCGGGCAGGTTCAGGGTGAACCCGGCCGGTTGCGGCCCGAGGACGACATCGCTCACCGGTGGCCTCCTCGATCGTTCGTTCCGGGCCCCGGCGGGGGCTGCTGGTCAGGCTCAGCTGGCTCAGGACACCGGCGGCGGCTCGTGCGGGTCCACCACCGGGGCACCCAGCAGGCGTGCAGCCAACTCCTACCGGGCGAGCAGGGCGGCCATGCCGATCCGTCGAGATCGAATTCCAGGTGGGTCCGGCACCGGTTGATAGGTCTCGACGCACGCCCCCCAGGCAGCGGATTGCGACGAGGTCACCGTGCGGGTCCCCGCCGCCCCGGCGGGTAGGACTTCGCTGTACAGCGCGACGGCGTGACCGGTGCTGGACGCAACGAGCGAGCTGGCGACCAGCGTGAAGCTGCCCGGCGGGGTGAAGCTGGGCGCGCTCGCCTGGTTGAACTGGTGGAAGCTGTAGACGCCGAGGCCGGTGACGGACGGGGTGACGTCCGGGGCGACGAGCGCGGTCTGGCTCGTGGAGTTGCCTTGCGCGACCGGGTCGACATCCAGCGGGTCCGGCGGGTTGGTGTCCCGGAGGTTGAAGGCGATGGCCCCGTAGAACACGGTCCCGGAGAAGCTAAACGTCGTGCTGGGCTCGCTAGCGAACGCTAACCCCACCCGCTGGAACACGTAGATCCGTCGAGTGCTGGCCAACAGTGTGTTGGACACCACCGACCATCCGGATGGGGTGGTGATCGTCGCGCCGGAGATCGAGATCCGTAACTCCCGGTAGTCCCCGGCCAGCTGACCGGTGAGTGGGGCGACCACAAGGGAGGCGGCGTTCCCGCTGTCGGTGGCGGACGCAACAATCGACGGCGTGACGCTCACAGCGGCAGCACCAGCAGTACCCGGTCGGCGAATGTTCCGGTGCTGCCGCTGGTCTGGCTGCGGTATTTCGCGGTGAACACGGTCGTCCCCGGCGTCAACCCGGCGAACAGGATTAGCCTGGAGCCGCTGTGCGTGCCGTCGGTGAACAGCTCCCGGCTGCCCGCCGCCGCAGCCACAGTGCTCGCGCCGGACACCGCCACAGACATCGCCGCCCCGTCCGGGTTGGACGGCGTGGTGATGGACGCCGACGCGACAACCAGGGCCCGGCCCGAGCCGCCGACGACGGCCGTCACGTACGGGCCGACCGTGGTCAAGTCACCGTAGGCGGTCACAGTCGTGGACTCCGACGTGGCCACCGTGGAGGTGAGCAGCCCGGAAAACACCGACGGTGAGTTGCCGAGCATTCCCAGGACGGTGGTGTCCCCGTCGGCGATCTCCAGGTCGACATAGTCACCGACGGCGGGCACATAGTTGGAGTCCGACCGCACACCTGTGATGGGGGTGGGGTCGGCGCCTTTGGTGACGGTGGCGGTGCCGTCGGTGTTGATGCCGGTGACGACACCCTTGTACCGCTCCCGTGCCGGCTCCGTGCCCCGGGCGTCGCGGCCCAGCAGGAGGTGCGCGAGGAGCCGGTTCTCGTCGACAGCCACCGGCGGCACCCCCCTTTTCTACGGTGTGGACACGGTCAGCGAGTCGGTCAGCTTCGGGCTGGTCAGCGACGACTCGTAGCCCCGGTAGGTGACCGTGATCGCGCTACCCGAGTCGACGAACGTCATGATCGCCACCTGCTGGTGCTTGTTGACCTGGTCCTCGTTGGCGTTGGACGGCCACGTCGCCGAGTAGCCGGAGCCGCCCGCCTTGACCTTGGTGTTGTTGTACAGCGGCGCCGACTGCCAGCACCGGTCGTAGCCGTACTGGTCGTGCCCGTAGGCCAAGCTGTGGGTGTCGCCGTTGCAGTAGATAACTTTCGCCTTGGAGGCGTTGACCGAGTTGGCCAGCTCGCCGCGCTCGGCGCTGTAGCCGCGCCACTCGTCCTGCAGATCCTCGGCCGGGCCGGGGATCTGCCCGTCACCGAAAACCACGATCAGCGGCTCGGTCGAGGTGGCCAGCAGGTTCTTGTACCAGGACTTCTGTGTGGAGCCCAGCATGGTGCGCGAGGACGAGCTGGCAGTGCCCAGTGTCGACTTGAACGTCAACATGTCGAGCAGGATGAACCGGATCCGCCCTACCACCCAGGTGCGGTAGATGCCTTTCGTCGGCAACGCCACCCCACCCGGTGAGGTTCCGAACTTGGTGCGATAGGCGGCGTTGGCGTTGGTGGTGCGGGTCGCATTGTCGAGCCCGGTCGAGTTGTTCTCATATCCGAAGTCGTGATCCGACCAGCTGACCACCTGCTCATTGGGTAGTGCGTCCAGCAGCGCCGCGTAGGCGGTGGTGGTGAACTTTTCCGACCAGTCCGACACCCAGTTCGGGGTGCTGCCGTCCTTGTACCAGCAGTCGCCGAGCATCACCCACCAGTCCGGTTTGGCCGAGGCCAGGGTGGACAGGATCGGGGCTGTGGTGTTGTTGATGCACGCGCCGAACGCCACGGTGAAGTTCAGCGCCGAGCTGCCGCCGCCGGTGCCGACGTAGTCGGAGTCGAACACCGGCGCCGGGTAGCCGGGGTGGGACATGCCCAGCTTGTAGAACTCCCCGGCCGCGTAGTCCGAACTGGACTCGCCGCTGGTGCTTTGGGGGTAGACGCCGACCTTGAAGTAGCAGTTCCCGGAGTGTGTCACCGAGAACGAGGTGGTGGCCGAGCCGGTGAACGTCGGGTCGGTGCCGGCGTGGTACCAGAGGCTTACTGTGTTGCCGACCATCTGGACACGGACGGTGACCCAGTCGCCTTGCGTGTAGTCGGCCAGCGCGGTGAAGCTGCCCCCGTTTTTGTTGTAGCCGATCTTGAGTGTCCCGCTGACCACCTCGGTCTTGACCTGAAGGACGTCGTCAGCGGTGTCGTGGATCTGCATGCCGGAGCAGCGTCTCGCGTTGCTCGGCAGATGCGTGAACCGGAACGTCGCCTGCGACCAATGCGTCCCCGAGGAGGGGTCCCATCCGTTGTTGCTGGTGCCGTTGCTATCCATCTCGCGGTACTCGGTGCGCGGGTTCGAGCTGCCGGAGGTGGTGGGGGCGTTGAGGTTGACCCGCATCTGCACGGCCGTCTGGTCGGCGGTCATGCAGTATTCGGGGCTGTCGGCGTAGCCGGAGCCGATCTCGGCTTGCGACTTCTCCACGATGGATCCGTCACCGGTGAACGCGGTCTGGATCTTGTAGTGGTTCAGGTTCCCGTTGGTGCCGATCTTGTGGCACTGGCCGGGTGTCGTGTAGGTGCGCCGCACCCCCGACCCGCCACCGGACCCACCACCGGACCCACCACCGGCACCGCCGCCGGTATCCCCATCCAGGCCGCCCACATTCCCGCCCGGCGTGGAGGCGTCCAGCTCCCTGCGACGGGCCGTGACGTGCATCGGAACGTCCGCACCCAAGTCGAGGTCGAACGCATCCAGCAGATACCGCCCGGACAGACCAGCCACCGACCGGTCAGCGCCGACGACGTCGCCCTCCTCCAGGTGCGACGCCGGCACCACATCCAGCTCGACAACCTCCAAGGAGCCTTTCCGCTCCAACGCGATACCGCGCGCCAACATCACCGCGCTGGCCTCATCGGCCAGCTTCGAGGTGGCCCGGTAGGTGCGCTGACCGGCCGGCCCCTGGTAGTAGTCCGGATCCAGTGGGTCGTCGTTGATGACGACCGCCGAGATCGGCGCGGTGTTCGCCGAGCTCTCCGACTCGATCACGATGTAGTTGGCCGACCCAGCGGCTGTCAACCGGCGGGTCAGCGCGGTGATGGTGGGGCGGGCCCGGTCGGTGAACGTGTGCACGATCGGGTCGAGCTCGACGTCCGGGGGTGACTGCATCCGGAAGTAGCCCCGGACGTTGACGAACAGCTCCATCCCGGCGACGGAGGCGACGAGGCGGGCGTCCTCCCACGGGTTGTTCTGCGCGTTCGCGCCCAGCGTCAAGGTGGCGGGCGCGACCATCTCGGTGGACTCGAAATCCAGTAGGGCACCCGGATACCTGTTTTTGATGATCTGCGCGACCACGTCACCAAGGTTGGTGTCCTTGGGGAAGGTGTAGATCTTCTCCCACGTGTTGTCGGCGAGCTTCTGCGCCAGGTCGGAGGCGTCGATCCGCAGTTCCAGGCCGCGCTTCGACTCCGACACCTGGGTGTCGGTGATCTCGAAAACTCCGCACGGAACCGTTTCGTAGCGGACGATGTTCTGGTCGACCAGCGGGCGCAGGTTGTTGATGACCGGGGCGGGGTCCAGCCCGGTGGGTCGGGTCATGGAGAACTGGGTGAGGACGGCCCGCACCCCACGGGTGCGGGCCGCCAACCGGGGGATCGGTCCGCCGTTGGTGGCGACCTGGTAGGTGGCGCCGTTGTCGACCGACGTCCGCACCACCAGCGTTGCCCCGGCGGGAACCGTCTCGTCCCACGTCGTTACCGAACCGAGGGCCGGTCCGTCTTCGAGCGGGAACGACGGGCCCTGCCACGTGCCCGCCACCGGCAGCCTGCCCACAACCAGGTTCCCGGTCGGCGTGGACGAGCCGCTCAGGGCACCCGTGTAGGCCGGGGGCCGGTTGGTGAGGGTAGCCGAGCGTCGCCGCTGGACCGGCCAGGGTTGCGGCCGGAACACCCCGTAGCTCATGAGCGGCTAGGCGAGTTCGCGCAGCGTGAACCCGAAACGCCAGGAGGCCGAGGTGGGCGCGGTGACGAACTTCAGTGCGATGATCCCGGACCCGGGCACGACCGGGCGCTCCTCCGGGGTCGGGATGTAGAGGAACCCGTTGAGCGAGTTGATGCCCTCGCTGTAGAGGATGTCACCGTCAGTGCCCTCGGCGGTGGCGATGTGTTTGACGGTGAACGACGCCGCCGTGTCCCCGCCGCCGCCGATCTCCACCGCGGCCGGAGGGGTTGCGGTGCCGGTGATGGTGGCGGTCTTGCGCAGGACGGCGACCTCGCACTGTGCCGACGTCGTCACCGACACTTGCGTGGCCCAAGCCCGCATGATCTCCAGCGGCTGGCCGGATGCCGCGGTCAGCTCCAGGACGGTGATCGCGGTGGACACCGTCGCCTTGTCCATGATCGAGTATGGGCGTCCCAGCATGTCAGCTCCCAGGGGTGGCGGTGTACTCCCAGGCGGGGGTGAGCCCAGCGCCCGAGGCGAGGTTTTCGGCGGCAAACACCGACCGGTCCAGCAACGTCCCCGTGCCGGAAGTGGCGGTGGAGAACACGCCGTGCTCGGTGACGGCGACCGAGGCGTCGACCAGAATCGAGGCCGTGCTGCGGTAGATGTTCGCCGACGCCCCCTCGCCCTGTGTCCCGGTCGCCCGCGTGTTGTCGGTGGTGTACGCGGTGGTCAACTCGGCCTGCAGCGCGGTGTCTGAGGGGGACTCGCCGTTGGTTCCGGTGCCGAGCGCGTGGTAGCGGAAGTTGCCCAGCGTGGCGAGGCCCTGGAAGGCGTCGACCTGGTAGTTCATGCCCGCCGCGGTGATGAGCCGCAGGCTGGCCAGGCCGAGGTCGATCTCCTCACCCTCGACGGTCGTCTTCCGCAGCCACAGGGCCCCGTAGACGGTGGGCAGGCCCAGTGCCCGCGCGGTCAGTACCCGCCGGGCACCCCGCCACAGGTGGGGGATGTTGCGGCGTCGCCAGTCGGTAACCTCCGGCGCCAGACCCCGGCGTGGCAGGCCGTGGCGGACCATCTCCGTCAGGGACGGGTCGGACGCCTTGACGAGCAGCTCGCCCGCGTCCAGCGCGCGCAGCCGTCGGAACTCGCGCTCCAGACCGGGGACACCTGACAGCAACGACGACGCAGCCATGTAGGTCAGCTCCTGCTCAGCCGAGAGTGAGGCCGCCGTCGGGGGTGACGACCAGGTTGGTCAGCGTGCCCTCGCCCCAGGTGTCGGCACTGTTGTAGAGCCGCGTCGTCGTACCCGGCTCCCTGATCGCCACACCCCGGTAGGGGCGCAGCAGCGTGCCGACGGTGGGCTGGAACAGGTCGGCGCCACCTTTCGGCACCCACCTGTGTTTCCGGTCGGGCAGCGAGATCGACAGGGTGCGACGGATCGACGCCGACCGGTCCACCCGCACCGACCCGGAGGTGATCGGCAACTTGGCCGCCACAATCCGGCCGTCGTACTCGGCGTCGACCCACGCCACCATCTGGTGCGGGCCGCCCACCAGCCACCTGAACATGGCACTGACGGGGATCACGACGGCCTCCCGGGATCGGTGGGGGCATCCACCTCGAAGTACGGCACCGACGCGACCCGGAACGACTCGCCGGTGCCGCCGTCGGTGCGCCACTCCCAGGAGACCGGCCGACCGAACATGATCCAATGCTGTTCGCCTGTCGGGAACTGCCACAGCACCTCGCCGCCGAACTCGTACAGGGCGGCGAACTTGCGCCACTGCTCGCCCTCCGGGTCGTAGTCGAGCAGCTCCATCTCGCCCTCGATACCCGCCAGGGACCCGTTCACCACAACCTTGTAGGCGCGGTCGCCGTCAGCGGTGAGCACATCGAACACGCCCTGCTGGCCATCCCAGGACGGGGAATCCCCCATCACCCCCGCCGTCTGGTTCAGCGACGGCGCGCCGGGGCATTTGAACTGGAACTCCAGCTGGTTCGGGGTGGCCATGGCCGGCGGGTCGGAAAAGTCGGACGCCACCTTGACGGTGCCGAGGGTGGTGTACGCCGCGACCCTGTACAAGCGGGCCTGGTTGAGCGGGGCCTGGTAGTCGATGACGGACGCCAACCCGGCGCTGTCGGCCTGGACTTGCCAGCCACCCCAAACCACGTCGTAGGTGACGCCGCCGTTGTCGGAGGCGTACACGGTGTAGGTCTCGGTGGGCGGGTCGGTGAGCGGGTCCACGACACCGGCGACAATGTCGAGGCGCACCCAGTTGGTGACGCCGTTGGGGGTCGCGGTGAGCGTCGGGGTGGGCGGGCCCGGTACGTCCTGGGTCCAGGCGTAGGACACCCACGCGGAGGCGTGTTCGGCGCTGACCAGCCACTGCTGCCGAACCTGCGCGTACACGGTGTAGTCGCCGTTGGGTAGGTCGGGGGCCTGCCACTGGGTGCCCGCCCCCACCATCCAGCCGCCCACACCCGGGGAAGCCGCGACCGGGACGGTGGTGTCGACGTTGAACCCGACGGCGGCGACCTGGGCGGCGGTGAAGACCCGCATCCTCAGCGCGTCCTGCGGGTCGTCCTCGGTGTCGCCGTACACAATTTTGATGAGCGGCCGGGTGGTGTCGGTGACCAGGTCCCCGGCGAACGGTGTGACGGTGACGGTGGGCCGCTCGTTGTACTCGATGTCGACGTACAGCTCGCTGACCTTCGACAGCTGCCCGGACAGGTCGAGGCGGCCCAGCTTCCAGGTGGCCCCGTTCAGTGCCGCCAGGGTCCACTCGCCACCGGAGGGCCGTTCCGTCCAGGACCGGACGGTGACGGTCTGCCACGTCGCCGACCCGCCACCGGGCGGGATCGGGTTGGGGAAGGTGACCAGGTAGCGGAACAGCTTCGCCAGGTTGTCACCCAGATCCCCGGGAACCGCCTCGTCCACAATCTCGGACACCTGGACGAAGAACCGCACCACATCGGACAGGAACGAGCTGCCCGCCGCCGGGGCGAGCTGCAGCAGCCGTACCTTCAGCGAGACTTGCCTGATTTTCGCTGTGGCTGGGATGTCCGACGTGGTGAGGTCGGCGATGTCGACGTTCAACACCCGGTTGTCGAGCAGGATCTTCGCTGTCGTCGACAGGTAGGTGGTGTCGACGTTGTCCGACAGGATCGCGTGCGCCGTCGACCCGGACGACGGGGTGAGCGACCAGGCGCCCACCTGGATGGTGGAGGTGGGGCGCCGTGTGATCGTCGGCATCGGCTACCCGGCCTTCATACGCTGGCGGAGGTTTCGGGTCTCGGACGCGGTGACCCGTTTCACCGACTGCTCCACCACGTCCCCGTCGAGGACGGTGGTGTGGGAGAACGCGATCACGGGGCTGTTGGTGAAGTCGCCGGCGGAGGCGAACACCGCCGAGGACAGCCGCGCCCCCAGATCACCCGCGAACGAGCCGCTGCTGAACGTGGAGGCATCCATCACGGCCAGGGCGTCCCGGACCACTTTCTCGGCGGCGGCAACCACGTCGGCGCCGCCGGTCAGCAGGCCGACCTCGATGCCCTGGCTCATTCCCCGACCGGTCGGCATGGTCAGCCTCGACGGCGACTTGACCTGGGCCGCGTTGTTGGCGGCGGCCGCGGCGTCCCTCACGACCTTCACAGCAGCCGCGGTGACCGCCGACCCGCCGTTGGCGATGCCCCGGGCCAGGCCGGCGCTGATCTGCTCCCCGACCGGGACCAGGATGTTGACGTCGATCGCCGACTTCATCTGCTCGCCGACCTGCTTGAGCGCCTCAACCGCCTTCGCGCCGCCGTCGGTAACGGCCTGGACGAACTTGGCCATCGCGTCGGTGATGACCTGCACCACCTGGTTACCGCTGTCGGTGGCCACCTGGACGAGCTGCGTAAAACCGGTGCCGGCGGCGGCGTTGGCCTGCGCCATACCGGCGGTGACAGCCGCGACCACCTGAGCGAACCCGGCGGTCACAGCGGCCGCGACCGCGACCATGCCGGGTGTGACCGCCGTGGCGCCAAGAGCGGCGAAACCCGTGGTGAACGCCGGACCGACCAGCGTGGTCAGGCCGGTGGTGACGGCCAGACCGATCGCGGTCATCCCGGCGGTGATGTTGGTGGTCGACAGCAGCAGGAACGCCGCGTCCAGGATCGGGCCGAGCGTGGCGAACCCGAGGGTGAACGCGGGCCCGAGCAGGGTGGCGAAGCCGGTGGTGATGGCCGTACCCATCGCGGTGAGCCCGGCGGTGATGTTTGTCGTGGACAGCAGCAGAAACGCCTGGTCGAGGATCGGGCCCAAGGTTTGGAAGCCGAGGGTGAACGCCGGACCGACCAGCGTGGTCAGGCCGGTGGTGATCGCTGTGCCCATCGCCGTCAGGGCGAGCGGGATGTTCGCGGTGTTCAGCGCAAGGAACGCGGTGTCGATCAGCGGGCCCAACGCCGCGAAACCGGTCTGGAACGCCGTACCCAAACCGGGGATGGCGGCGTTGGCGGCATCGGCCATGGCCTGTGTGGCGGTGGTGACACTGACCGGCAACGGAGCCAGGCTGGTGTCAACCTGAGGCCCAAGAAGACCAAGCTCCTGCTGCATGATCGGGCTTAGTTGCCGCATACCGGTACCGAAGCCCGCGACCATGGTCCCGCCGGGGCCGAGGACGCGCTGAACCTGCGCATCGGCCGCGTTCAGTTGTTTCGCGGTCACCTGGGGCAGGTTGGCGAACCCCTGCTCAAACGCGGCGCTCGACTGGTCCGCCGCAACCCGAACCGTGTTGATCAGCGGGTTCAGCCCGCCCTGCGCCGCCGGGGTGATCGCCGCGAAACCGGCCAACGCGAGACCAGGCAGCGGCGCCAGACCAGTCTTGAGGGCGTTCTGCGCGCCCAGCATCGAGCCGTTGAGGATGGGGGTGAGCCCCTCAAAGGACTTCGCCACTACCTCTGGCGCAAGAGGCGCGGAAGGCTTCTCGTTCACCTTGTCCAAGAAGCGCTGCTGGGCATCAGTTGTGAGGCCCAGCTTGTCACTCAATTGACCAAGCTGGGAACCAAGGTCGACGAACGCCGACCCGGTGCCGAGGGCGGTGAGGTCCCGGGCGAAATCACCAACGTCTTTGCCTGCGGCGGCGAACTCTTTGGCCATCAACTGCAGTGAACCGACCAGGAGCGGAGTCGCGTCAGCGAACCCCTGCATACCAGCCTTGAACTCGGGGCTGTTCAACTCGGCCCCAAGACCTTCAAAAGACGTGGTGATCTTTTCGACGGTCGCGGGCGGAATCGAACTCAGCGAATCCCCGAGACCCCGCAAGGCACTACCAGCGGCGGCACCGAGCCGGGTCCAGTTGAACTTGCTGAAGAACGAGCCAATACCGTCGATCGCGGTCTGAGCGCCCGGGGCGGCGGCGGCGAACAGCTCGATCCCGTTGTTGACCAGCCCGGTGAACGCCGTCTCCAACGACCCGACGACACCGCTCAAACCCTGGAACGCCTTCTCCAAGCTCGGGTTCAGCGAAATCGACTTCAACGCTTCGCCGGCCCCGTTGACCGCTGTCGTCAACACGTTCATCGCGCC